ATGAAACTCAACAAATCTACTGTTGATGCTATTCCATTAACTGAAAAAGGTCAAAAAATATATAGAGATGCAGAACTGATCGGTTTTGCTGTTCGGGTAACTAATAAAAGTAAAACCTATATTGTTGAAAGGAGGCATGAAGGTGAACTCTATCGAGTGACAATTGGTAAAACTACCGATATTCCTGCAACAAATGCTCGAGCAAAAGCTCAGATGATCCTGGCGAAAATTTCAAACAATGAATATGAAAAGCCTATCAAATTAAAGAATGTTGCTAATCCTTTAGATATTACAGTGAATGAAGCTCTTCAAATTTATATTGATAGAAATGACTTTAGACCAAAAACAATTAGGCAGTACCGTAAGTACTTTGATTTATATTTGGGGTGGGGCAACAAAAAGCTTTTCCAGATATCTAAGCAAGAAGTACTGGATCGATTTATTGAGGTATCAGAAGTAAGTGAGTCGTCAGCAAATGGTGCTGTATCTCTTTTAGGTACCTTATGGAAGTATATTCATGTTCTTTATTCAACAGATGAGAACCCGATTCTTAAAAGTAATCCAGTTGACATTATTTCCGTAACCAGAGGTTGGAATAAAATAGCAAGTAGGGATAGACATCTCCATAAAGACATCATTCACAAATATTACAATGCGGTGCTTCATTATGAAGATGAGTTGAATCTGGAAAATACTGCTAGGTCAAACACGCATCGGGATATCGTATTGATGTGCATGTATACGGGATGCCGTAAACAGGAGGCATGTTGCTTAAAGTGGGCTGATGTAGATATTAAAAATGGTACTTTAACTTTTAGAGATACCAAAAATGGTTCAGATCATACTTTTCCTATTGGTGATCATCTACACAGTATTTTGCGTGAACGTTGGTTATTAAGAGAAAACGATTGGGTTTTCCCAGCTACTAAGATGCCTACTTCGTGGAATATGCATGCGACTAAGGTAGATACATTATTGAATAGAGTGGGTAAAGAAGTTGACTATTACGTTTCAATGCATGATTTCCGCCGTACATTTGCCACTATATGCAACCTTTTAAGATTTAATATTTATGTGACAAAAAGACTTCTTAATCACACGGCTAAACCAAGAATTGATGTGACAGGTGGATATGTTCAAATTCCAGATGAGGAATTAAGAGCTTCAATGAACATGATTGAAGCGGTGTATCAAGGTAAGATTGATTGCTTTAATTATCAATCTGTATGGGCAGAAAGATTAAAAGAAATAAAGGCGGTCTAAACCGCCTTTAATCAAATAACTAATTTAAGTTTAGAAGGATTTTGTGGCTGTAAATCTAATTGCGTAATTTTATTTAATAGATCTAGAGATATATTTAATTCATTAGCTATATCAATTGCTGAAATTCCTTTTTTACTTAAAGCTTTGAAACATGTATTTAGTAAAGTTGGAACTTCTTTAGGTATTTCATGATCTTCTGATTCTAAAATAGCCTCACCAGTACGCTTCAAATGAATAAAGCCACTACGATAACTTGTTTCATTTAAAAGATCTAAAGATTTAGCTCTATAGAGCAAAGCTGCCTTACTTATTTTCCAATTTGTTTTCATCTCACTTAATTTATTCCAATTAAATCTACCATTAAAGCAATTACGGAAATGAGAAATCATCATTTCTTGTGGAATAAGTAAAGCACTAGCAAAACGATGCGCTTGCGACTCAGTGAGAGTGTCACCTGTAACACAACCATCATGTAGTACAAGATGTCCTAATTCATGAGCTAAATTAAAACGCTGGCGACAAGTACTACTAATTTCGTTATTAACAAAGATTGGTCTTTTAGATGCAATAGATAGAGCATCGACTTCGCTTGAAACACTTGGAAAAGTAGTTACAAAAATTCCAAGCATTTCAGTTAATTGAGTCATATCGCTAATAGGTCCCAACCCTAAATTAAAATATTTTCTAAATTGAAGCGCAGCATTTTCAATATCTTGAAAATTCTTTACAGATTCAACAGAAGGTATTGAATACTTAGGGAGCCTTAAATTTGCCTCTATAAATTCTACTAACCTTTTTAAATATTCACCCTGAGCGATCACTGATTGCTTTGTAAAAATTTTGGCAGTTTTGTTGCTTCGAAAATTGATTTGTTCTTCTTGTAAAATCGGATGAGAACTGTAAAAAATATCCGTTTTTACATTGAAGAAGTTGCTAAGTACATCAATTAAATCAGGTGTAGGAACAACTTGGTTCATTTCAATTTTATGCAAGAATTGGCGTGACTTACCAACATGAATTGATAAGTCCTCTAAAGACAAATGATTAAATTGACGTAAGAGCCGCAATTCTAGACCATTAAAATAAGTATTCATTTTCTCATCAACTTTTGCCTATTTGCTGTTGAAGATTTACTTGATTCCGCTTGCATCATCTAAATCATCATCAGCTAATAGATCATCAATATTATAGCGTTTCAATTCTGCTGGTTCTGGCAATATAGCCGCTGGATCAAAAATAAATCTAGAAGTCTTATTAGATGTCCAAGCTGTAATCGGCTGTAATTTCTGGTTAAAACCAACAAAAGCGATAAATGTTTCTTCGTCATCAGTTTTAGCTGGAACCAAAATGAATCGCCAAAAAACAGGAACTTTTGAATCAGATTCAAATAATTCTAGATTGTAACTTTGCTTAAAAAAGTTTGGTCTTTTCGGTTTTAAATGATCAGATTCTTTAAAAAAACGGATACCAGGTGTGTTTCCAATTTTAAAGGTGAATTTATTTGAAGAATCTTCTAAATATGTTGGAGATGGGGCATTGCCACTACGAATTTCACGAGCAAACCTATTACGGCATCTTCCAAAAATTGCACAACTGATAGTGTAATTATCATCATCTTTTCTACTAAGATCTTGAGTAGTTTGTGAAAAAACTTCTAGCATATGGTTAGCAAAAAAGCTTAATGTTTCATCATTCAGTGATGCATCATAATAGCTTGGAGGGGGATTCTTCGATAAATCCATAATTAAGTCCTAAAGAGATTTGGGCAATCAAAATTTATTGCAAATTTTGAAAAGTGTCAACTAAAACTTTTTGCAATTTTAATTATTTGTCACCCAATATTTATCATGGAAACTACAATTATTTCTTAACTGAATCCTTATACAGTTGCAAGTTGCGCTGTATTAAGCACAGTCCTGCTTTGCTCATACTTTAAAACGTCTTTCTTTTTATATGAAACACGTCTTCCAATTTTCGAAAAAGGCAGTGATGATTGATCACAACGCATTCTGGCTAATGTCCATGGTGAGCAATCTAAATAAAGCGCCACAACTTCTTGAGGGAACTTCTGTTCTTCATTAGCCATTATGAAGCGATCCAAATATTCTTGTTGCTCTGCATCAGATAGATTTCTCAGATCTTTTAACATTTACCCCTCCTTACTTTCCGCTTTAACTTCTTTTGCAAACAACGCTTCAGCACCATCTTCCGTAAACCCAATATCTATTAAGAAAAAGCCGTGCGGTGCGATTGGATTCCATTTAGATAGGTCTGAGGAGTCCATAATCTCCAAAAATAGATCATCAGAAACACTCCCTTCTAAATAAAGTCGAACGGTGACAATATTGAAATGCTGCTTAAGTTGATCCCATTCGCTTTGGCTCAACCATTCTTGGTCAGCATAATTGTCATCCAAATATTTCAGATATTCAGGATGCACCCAACAACCCATTTCATCCCGGATGATCTCAGTTGGTTTTAATTGATTAATCAACCCTCAGCTCCCGATTCGCTTGCCACTTCAACCATTAAAGAATAAATAGGCGTGTAATGATCACGAGTCCCATCGCCCCAATGGAATCCACTATTTTCTAAACAGCTAACAACGCTGTCTGGAATCTCTTTCGGTACCAAACAGTAACCCTCTGGCACCGCCTGAGCTTTGGCTTTATTACAAAAGCTCCATAATTGTCGAGCCTGTTCACGCATAAAGAAGACTTCACCATCTATAATTGAATAGATGAAAAGATCCTTATTTTTGTACGTGTCAGCTAAATTAGGCACAAACCAAAGCTCCATAGCTTCTTTTTTAAAAGTTTCAATTTGAGCTTCTAGCTCTCTTCCCTTATTCAAATCTGTCATGCTGCCACCTTTTGATAACTGAATTTCATTGAATTAGAAATGCCACGCATTCGAAGCTGGTTAATAAAACGTTTATCCTTATTCATCCAAACCCGGCAAAATGAAGTAAATCTTTTTTGACAGACTTCATTCATTTCGAAACCTTTTTTTGTTTTTATTAAAGAAATCTTTGCCACTTCTTTGCCACGCTTCATAACGATGTATCCTTTTTTATAAGAAGGATAGAAACCACTTTCGGACATCCAAACAGTGAATGGGTATGACATTGAGTCAGGGATGTACTTCATCATGTTAGAATCTCCAAATGGAATCTTTAAGTTTCGCTTTGAAGAGCAAAGCTTCAGTTTCATTAAGTGATACATTTAAGAAAACTTGGGTTCGTTTACCTATCACAGTAAAAGTTCTAGTTTTGCTGTTATAAATTTGAATCATTGAGGCGACTCCAATAAAAAGTTACCTTCAACCTCAAGTTCTTTTCTTCTTTTTATAACCAGCTCCATTAGACGTTCTTGTATACGTTCATCAGCTTCAGAAATATCAATTTCAAGGGCATCTAATGTAGTCAGGTCCTTTGCTTGTCTGATCTTTTCCCCAATAGAAATATTTTCTTTTGATTGACCAGCAATAATGACTAAGTGTTTATTTAACTCAGTTAAAAAAGATTTTTGATGTTCAGAAGCCCAGTCTTTCGTTTCCTCAATAAGACTATTAGCTGCATCTGCAGTTTTAGTTTTCTTTAGCTTTTCAATATGGCCAGCTAACGGAGACTCAACAGGTTTGTCATTATGGTAACGAGTCCAATTTTCCTCTTTGTTATTGGCCTTATTCGCAGTTTTTTTTGCTTGAGTTGAGATAGTTTCTTTATCTGCTTTAGGTTCAATTGGTCCCAAAACGTTTAGGATGTTGTCGTCATCTATATTTGTCAAACCTACTTCACCACTAATAATTGCGTTAAGTAAATTCTTAAACTCCTCACACCAATAAAGTGATTTAACAAATACCCGCAATTCACCGAAATCATGCGATTCTCGTTTAATAAATGCATCTGCAGCTGAACGAGTTAGATGGCAATTAACATCTTCCCAAAAATATTTACCATGGCAAATATGAATATTGCGTTCATTCCAATCAGATAAAATGTTTATTTGAGTAGAAGCTTTTACATCGAGGAAAAGTTCATCTTCCTCTTCAATTGCTAAACCATTTAAAGCATGCTTATCTGTAGCTTTAAGAGATTCAAAAAAATCATCAATTGATTTATATGTTGATTCATCATCGGCATCTACAATATTAGTGATTTCTACAGAATCACTAGCCGGATCTAAACCCCAAACAATCTTTTTTTCTTGAACAACAAAAATTGGTGAATCAGTACCAGCGTTATCTTTTTCCCAAGAATTTTTGAGTTGTTGGGTAAACTCCGCCCATGTTTCAGGCGTAAATAGAGTAGGTTTCATAGTTGCTAACCTTTAAATATTTTGAAGCGCTTTACGCAAATGTGGGTCAAGGTCATCTTTATTCAGGAGCCATGAGATATATGGGCGCGGTAATTCTTTAAGAGGCGTTCCTTTGTGTTTACCCCATGTCATTATTTTGGGTAAACGTACAGCTTCAGACATGAGAAATAAGGAGTTCAAATCTTTAATTCCCAGTCGTTCAATTAGAGCTATTAGGATAATCCCAGTAAAATAAACATCCGCCCGTGCTGAATGTGCATGTCTTAAATGCTTACGTGCTTCTTCACGGTTACTCATTACGAAATAGTACAGAACAGCCAATTTATGACTTGTTAAATCAGGCCATACGTCCCTTGCTAAAGCTAAAGTACAAATAGTCTTTGCCTTAATTGCTGGTCCACATTTATTTAGAGCTTTGATGTCGTAATCAATATTGTGACCGACAATGAATTCAACCCCTTCAGGTAACCGGAACGATTCGCAACTTGGTTGACCTTCAATATCCGCTTCAATGATGTTGTGTACAGCCATTGCTTCTAAATCAATCGGTTCAGGACAAGAATAGAAACGGTTAAAAACTTCATCTTTATGAACTAACAATTGACCATTCTCTAAGCTAAAAGGCGCATAAGCGATTTCAATTGGATAACCATTTAATTTGTTGGTTTCCGTATCTAAAATAATTGCTTTCATTGATCATGCACCATTTAACTGTTAGGCCAACAAAAGCCGCAGTTGTGACATTCCCATTGAGCACCAGAGCCAGAATGACTAACACCTAAAGTGCATTTGTCATTAGTACATCTTGGACAAGTACCATAAATCACACGAAAAGATTTAATAACTAACATAAATATCCCCAACTAGCGCGTACCAAGAAAACCACGACTAATTTTGTAAGCTTTTCGGTCAGGGGAAGGTATGTGCGTTTTTTGAAGAATTTGACCTAATTCACGTCCTCTACGATATTTAATTTCGGTTTCTAGATTTCGTAAAATCCACTCTTTTGTATTTAACGTATATTGTGAAACAGGAGTTAATTCATTGTTTTCATTAACCGTATAAACACGAGTTAAAGTGTGATTTGCAGCATAAACTGTATAGCCAAGACGGACTTTGTATAAACCATGTTCTTCATCCTTCCCTACGAATTCACGGAAAGTTGATTTATGGTTTACTTGACCATTCAGATTATTTTCGTAACGTTTAGATCCTCGTAAATAGTTTGTTCTCATTGTGCACCACCTAATTTAACTACATGTACTTGAACATCAACAGGTTCGCCTGAGTTAAATTGTTGTTGCCAATGTTGCGTCTTCTGCTCACGCACTTGAGCCTCTGCATCACACGCATAAAGGAAAGCAATAGCTAATACACTAAATATAAGGAAGCATAAAACATACGGCCATTTACTATCTTTTTTAAACTTTAGATCCTCTGCTGATGGATGCTGATAAAGTCTAGAAGTAGCTGGTTTATTTGTTTTATTCCCGCTAAGTTCTGGTACAAAACAAATAGGGGTAGATGGGGCAGATTGACTGCCTATATATTTCTGATTCATAATAATTTGCCTTAATACTTACAGTATTGGTAGGAAAAAGCCCCGATAGCCGACCAAAGTTTTCTGGGCTTTTTTCATTTCTAAGCTTTTACTTCAAAAAGTTGTTCTGTATGTTTCGCAAAAAGAGATACATCACCACCTGTATTTACATACATAGGTGTTTTATCTCTATGCTCTTCTACACATTTCCCTTTAGGAAGTGGAGCATTCGAAATTAATTTATGTTCTACAGTAATGTTGTTGTGACCAGCACCTTTAGATTTCGAGAACTTAAGTTGAACTGTTATTACTCCTACTTTTTGAGTTTCCATTGCTGCACTGGCAACTTTACTAACTGCATAACTAAGTTGTTCTGCAAAAGCTCCGCCATCTATGTCATTTATGAATTCTTCGCAATCAGTAGGACGTAAATTGGTCATCTTTTAATTCACCATTAGATGTGTTGGTGAAATTATTATGCATAAGTGCATAACGTAATGCAATACTGCATTATGCAAATGTGCATTATTTTTTGCTTATGAAATTTTGGATATAAAAAAACCGCTACTAGAGCGGTTTTTTGAATTGGATGCTAAGCTATTAATTTAAAAAGTTAATTTACTAATTTAATAGACTAAATCTTTAAATTTTCAACGGTTAGCTTAAGCATTCTTGCTAATTCCATGTCAAAACCATGTAGAGCATTCTTAATAACGTTGCCAGCCATATCATGATTTTCAAAATGATCCATTGTAAATGCTTGTGTTACAAGGGGATGATGCTCATTAGTGAGTTCTTTTATATTCATTAGAATAGATGCAGCCATATCTGGTGATGATCTTACTACCTCTTCGACAAATGTTGTAAGAAAAGCTTGTCTACCAATTAAGTCTGCCGTATTTTCCTTATTTTTTTTCATAACTTAACGTCTCACCTTGCGACCTTCAGATTTCCACCAGTATTGACCAATGATTTGTACATTTTCTGCTTCAATGCGAGCTGGTGAATAATATTCATCGGGATATTTAACTTTGTCTGTATTACGAGATACTGCCTTGAAGCCGCCTTTACCTTGTTCATTCCATTCAAATAACATCTTGATTTTTAATTCATCACCTTTCAAAAAGGCATAAATTTCACCATCAAAGATTCTTTTAGCAGATGTATCAATTGAGATTCGTTGCCCTGGATATAAATCCGGGATCATGCTTTCACCATCTACAACTAGTACCTTCGCACAATCAGGTTTAACGTCATATCTTCTTATTTCATTAATTGGAAATAAGAACTTATGAGGGCTTTGATGTTCAATGTTCAAGTAACCACTTCCTGCACTAACCTTAATTTCACTATAGAAATCAATAGCTACATAACCATCAGGAACAGGGTCGCCATCTTCGTATAAATGGATCTCAGTATCATAAATTAAATTATTCTCAGGACCTGGATTATGTTCGTTTTGATTTCTTTCTAAGACAGATAAATCTTTATCAAATAAGTCATTAACAGTTACGCCTGCCCATTTAGCAATAGGTTCTAATGTAGAGCGTCTAGGATCTTTAGTAATTCCGTTCAAAATGCGGAATACAGTCGATTGTTTAATCTCTGGGTGCTTTTGCTCAAGATCAGTAGGGTTTGTTTCATTCTTTGTGAGCAAATAATCAAGATTCGATTTCAGGTAATTCATAGATTTCACCGTTAACTCCGCGAACCTATTTTATGCGTATTCGCATAATTTGTGGAAAATAACTCACAATTGCATTGACTGTAATGCAAATATGCATAATAATTTGCATTACTAGGTCTGCATTAAGAGCTGAACATGACGCTTAAAGAAAAAATATTGTTTTTGACAGTCACTCGCGGTTACACCCAACAAGAAGTAAGTGATGAAACGGGGATTGAGCAAAGTTCTGTTTCAAGAATTTTAAAGAACACTCAAAAAAGTGTGGGTTATCAGAAAGGCATCGCTTTAGATGCGTTCGTAAACCGTGAAAAAGAAAAAATGCAATCTCAAACAGCTTAAGTGGTTTTACTTTTGAAATAAGTAATGAGGTATGTATGGCTGAAAAACTTTTAGCAAATGCTTCATCAAAATTAACTTTAGAAGAAAAAGCAAAGATGGAATGGATTGCCAAACTAGAAGGCAAGAATTCCTTATCTAATCTCATCCGTTCTATGTGTAAGAAAAAGATTTCAGAAGTAGAAGGTGAGATGGCAGGTAAAAGCTCTCTCGAGGTAATTAAAAACATTTGCACTAGAAAAGTCTCAGAAGCTGAATCCGAATACCAGTTTCTCAGAAATGTTTTTTGTGGGTCAAAAGATAACGGGTATACCAGAGATACCTTCGAATTAGTGCCTTTACGGGCCGAAAAATCGCGGCATACAAATGCTAGTGATAAATCAGTCCAGCTTGATCTACTTAGCTGGAAATAAAAAACCACTCCCTGCGCCAACAGGAAATGGTCTATGGCTGTTCAAACCCTTGGAAGAATGAACGTGAGTAATTTAGCAAATCATCACTGCTCAGGCAAATGCACTGATTTTAAAGAAGAACAGTGCTCAACTTGTCTTATTAATCAAGATGCCCCGCATCAAATCGTAAACACTCAAACCGATGAAGAGAAATTTCTAGATCGTGCATTCAATGCACAAAAGGAGATTTCATGACTTCAGAAAAAAAGGTTTGGCCGTTAGGAACCAATCACACTGATTCTGAGGGAACGCCGTGGAAGCGTGACGAGCAGAACAATTGGTGGTTTTGGCAAGAAAACTTTGGCTGGTCACGTTATGTAGGTCCAGTGAACCAAGCTTTCTTAGATTTACGATTTGAGGTAGGGACTGAACAGTGATTTTTGAATTAATAAACCTTAGTGATAAATGTACATTTGAAGCACCAAATTTAAAAATTGCTGCTTTAGTTACTTGTGTACTTGGAAATGGTCAATACTCCGCGAAGGGGATAAAACATGATTTAGATGTTCCGTTCTTTCTTTTCGGTGGACATGAAGAATGGTTTATCTCTAAATTTGGAACAAATTTTGAAGAAACACTTATTCAAGTTCGAGATGAAGAAAAACAAGATTTAGCAGATAGCTTTAATAGCGTTTTATTAGGTTCCTACCTTGACCGAACAGCTTTTTTCAAAGCTTACAACTTAATTAAAGATCCAGCTGAACAAAAAGAATGGCGTAAGCAGTGGTTAGATGAAAGACGCTCTTCTTTTAATAATATCTGTGAACGTGCTTGGAATTATGCTGAACAAGTGAGCTTGTATAAACCAGCTCAGGAAGGTGCAGCATGACGGTACGTCCAATTTTATTTAATTCAGAAATGGTTAGGGCCATTTTAAATGGATCTAAGACGCAAACACGCCGAATTATTAAGAGTAAAGTTCAAAAAAAAATTGATATAGCTGAACATCTTGGAGAGTTCTTTGGTTTAGAAGATTCTAAATCACAAATATCTTCTTATTTTCAGAAAATTTGTCCTTTTGGAGCAATTGGCGACCAGCTTTTTGTTCAAGAGACGTATGGCACCAAAATTAGAAGTTTAGGTGGAACTCCTCATGAGTCATTTGTCTACAAAGCAGATAACCCAAATGAAATTGCTTATTACGACTGTAAGGGAAAGGGTTATCCAGTTAGATGGAAGCCATCTTCTCGTATGCCTCGTAAAGCATCACGTGTTTTGCTTGAAATAGTTGATATCCGTGTTGAGCGTTTACATGAAATTAGTGATGTAGATGCTAAGGCTGAAGGTTTTGATAAACCTAAAACTGATTCAACTATGCAAAGCAATAATTCTCATAACCCAGTTCTTAACTTTCAAAAACATTGGGAAGCAATAAAAGGTAAAGAATCTTGGAATGAAAACCCTTGGGTTTGGTGTATTTCTTTTCGGAGGATTGATCAATGAAAAGATGTCCATCGTTTAACAGTTACTCAGTCACTGCAGATGGGAAAGTTTTTACACACCGTCGCAAGGGTAGGTTAGCCAAAGGGCTAAATAGAGTTGATTTTTCATACTCAAAAGAACTATCGCAATTTACCACTTCAAAAGGATATCGCACCGTTTCTGTATATATCGGTAATGGCAAATCAAGACCAATTGGTGTTCATCAACTTGTTGCAGATGCATTTATTGGGCCTGTTCCAGAAAATCAAGAAGTACGCCATCTAAATGGGATTCCATCCGATAATCGTTACGAAAATCTAGCTTATGGCACAAAACAAGATAATGCAAATGATAGGGTTCAGCATGGTGGATATAAGCAGGGGGCATCACATATAAATGCAAAACTTAATCAAGGGCAAGTAGAGAGCGTTAGGAAAAAACGTGCATCAGGCTCAAAAGTTAAAGATTTGGCAAAAGAATTTGCTGTAAGTACTAGCACTATTGAGTTGGTCCTCTATGGCAAGTCTTATAAAGTTAACCAAGGTGGCGCCTCATGAGCCAGATTGTATATAGAGAAGACAATTTCATTGGGGAACTTTTAATGGAAAAGTTCGTCTTCAAAAAAATAGGTGAATATAAGTCAGACTGGGCTTTAGCTTATGTTGATCCAAATAATTTATATAGTGCTGGCGGTGGACGTCTAACAGTCGTTTTAAGTAGTTTTACCGGTTCCGCTTTCTTTTCTCATGTTGGTCAACCAACTTTTAAAGAGTTCATTGCCCAATGCCATGCTCCTTATTTACTTAATAAACTTTTTCCTAAAATTGAAAAGTGGGTAGATGTTGAGGATGGTAATGAAGTAATTGAATACATAGCTATCAATAAGCTATCTGAATTAAAAGATGGTCGATCAAGTGGCGCAATTTCCAAAAAAGATCTTAGAAATTTTTATGAACACCTTAAAGAAATTGAATTCGAATGTTTTTCAAATTTCTTTGACCAGCTCACTTTTAAAGACCGATCAATCATGTGTGAACTGTTTGGTGAAGACTGGCTTTGGGAAAGTGGGCCATCCAAATTAAATCCTGATTACGTATACCTCGAAAAAATGCTGGTAGATGTGATTTCTGAATTTAAGAATTTAATTGGATTGGATGGGTGAGCGATATGAAAAATAAACTCATCGTTGACCGCAACCAAGCTAAAAATATCCGCGATAGGGAATTATGCGAAATAGCGGTAAATATGCGAATTAAGGAAGGGGAAAACAATCAATTTCGTGCGAGAAAAAAATTTCTCAATCAAGTTTTTTGGGTAGCTGAACCCCTTTGTAGCATTAAATGTGGACCTGAAAAATTCTACGGCCATTTTTCCTGTGATCCGATTCCTGAAGGTTGGAGCCGTTATACACTTGATAGACCAAGAAGTAGGGTTAATTTTGGTGAACATCGCTTTTTAGTTGAGTGCACTGAAGTTAAGACATTTAAATATTCTGCAGGTCAATTATTCACTGTTTTACTAACGCTTAAAAAAGTTAATGGTGGTGCATTATGAATATGTGCCTCAATCTTAACTTATTACCTCATGAATTGATTGTTGATAATTTTGCAGGTGGGGGTGGAACATCTACTGGCTTAGAAAAAGCCTTTGGTCGTCCAGTTGATATTGCAATTAACCACGATCCTAAAGCAATTGCCATGCATCGTGCTAATCATCCAAATACTCGTCATTTTTGTGAGGATGTTTGGGATGTTGACCCTGTAAAAGTTACAAACAATCAGCCTGTAGGATTGGTTTGGCTTAGTCCAGATTGCAAACACTTTTCTAAAGCAAAAGGTGGAAAACCGGTTGAAAAGAAAATACGTGGTTTAGCTTGGATTGCTCTTAGATGGGCTGACCTTACACGACCACGTATAATCATGCTCGAGAACGTTGAAGAGTTCAAAACTTGGGGCAGATTAGGAAAAGATGGATTCCCGAGTAAAAAGCACAAAGGTGAAACATTCAGGTGCTTTGTTAATGCATTACGTCATCAAGGTTATAAAGTTGAATGGCGAGTAATGAGTGCTCGGGATTACGGATCTCCAACTCTAAGAAGACGGTTTTTTCTAGTTGCTCGCCGTGACAACTTCCCTATAGTTTGGCCCAAGCCTACGCATGCTGCACCAGATAGCAAAGCAGTTAAAACTGGGAAATTAAAACCATGGCGAATCACTGCAGAATGCATAGATTGGTCAATTCCTTGCCCAAGTATTTTTACTCGTAAGAAACCTCTAGTTGAGGCAACTTGTCGCCGTATAGCAAATGGTTTAGTCCGTTATGTAATCAATAATCCAGAACCATTTATTGTTCCAATGGATAAGGTTAAAAGCGTTGCCCCAGTACTTACTGAGTGTGCAAATGCTTCTAGCCCAAGATGTATGCCTATTGATGAACCTTTACGCACAATTTGCGCAGGGGTGAAAGGTGGGCATCATGCGTTAGTTACTGCGTTCATTGCTAAGCATTATACGGGTGTAGTTGGTAGTGATATTCGCGAACCACTTCATACTATTACTGCAAAAGATCATAACAGTTTAGTCGTCAGCAACCTGGTGAAACTGCGTAATAACAACATTGGTCAACCAGTAGATGAACCATTACACACCATTACTACAAGTGCGGGTCATTTTGCATTAGTACAAGCATTTTTAACTGCCTTCTACGGTAGTGAGAAAGACGGAAACAGCATTCATGAGCCACTTCGTACGATACCAACACGTGATCGCTTTGGCCTTGTAATGGTTAAAGGTGAGCTGCACCAAATTGTTGATATTGGCTTCCGTATGCTTCAGCCAAGAGAACTATTCACTGCACAAGGTTTTGAACCTACTTACATCATTGATCATGGGATCGATGAACATGGAAACACTATCAAATTAACTAAGACAGAACAGGGAAGAATGGTAGGTAATTCTGTGCCTCCTCAATTCTCTGAAGCTTTAGTACGTGCAAATTTTGCACATGAACACCTATATGAGGCAGCTTAAGAAATGGCAAGATCTAGAAATATTAAGCCCTCATTCTTTATGAATGAAGACATTATTGAATTACCTTATGAAGCACGATTGCTATTTATAGGGCTTTGGACTTTAGCAGATCGCGAAGGCCGACTCGAAAATCGACCTAAGAAAATCAAAATGTCTTTATTTCCTGCAGACGATATAAACGTTGCAGAACAGTTAGAGAACATTTCTAAGTTCGGTTTTATCGAGTTATATAACGCTGATGGTATTGATGTTATCCATATCGTTAACTTTGTTAAACATCAAAACCCACATGGTCTTGAGAAAGATAGTGAGCTACCTGACAGAAATGGCATCTACACTGTCTATCAACGTAATCCAAAAAACAAAACAATTGTTGGAAAGGCAATTCAGCTAAATAAAGCTGATTTAAAGCATTTTTACGATAAAACAGGTCCATTTGCCACTCAAAATACTGGTTCTGCTGTTGAAAACAGTTATCAAGATAATGAATCGAATCAAGCAAACAGTAGTGGAAGCACACAAGAACAGTTAGATAACGGTTCTAAAACTGTTTCTATCTCAGACCAAAACGCCCTGAATCCTGAATCCTTTAATCTGAATCCTGATTCACTGAATCCTGAATCCTTTAATCAGAACCCAGAAGGTAATAACAACTCCGCCGTTGGCGAAGTTGATTCATCGACTCAAGCAAAATTTAGTTTCAAGAGTGCTTTGAAAAAAAATGGTGTACCTGAGAAAGACGCTGCTGAGTTCTTACAAGTTCGTAAAGCCAAGAAAGCTCAAAACACCGAAAACGCTTTTGACGCACTTTTGAATGAAGCCCAAAAAGCAGGAATTACACTTCAGCAAGCCGTCGAATATTGCTTGAAAAGACAAAATCCTTGGGGTGCCTTCAAAGCATCTTGGTACCTAAACGAAAAACCCGAAATGACTACCGGTCAACAGTCAAACCATCAATCGTTACCACGCAATGTAAATGATCAATGGGGCGCGCCAAAGAAATATGAACCGGTTGCTCACACAGCTGTGAAGGGTGAGTTGATATGAACGCAGTGCCTCAAAAATTGGAATATAAAATTTCCCATACAAACCAGATCTGTAAGATCCACAAAGAACACATGATCAATGTACATGGTCGAATCGTTTGTCAGTCATGTGTTGAAAAAATCATGAAGCAGTCAAATGAAAAATATGAAAGCGATAAGAATATTCGTATTTTAAATTTGAAAATGGCTCGAGCTGGTATCCCTAAAAGACATGTAAATAGCGGCTTTAGCAACTATGCAGTAACTCACAAAGGACAAGACAAAGCTCGTAAAACTTGTGAAAAATTTACTATGGATTTCAATTCAGGTGTTTTTCGAAATTTACTTCTTGTCGGCCGTACTGGTACGGGTAAAACACATCTAGGTTCATCAATTCTGAAAAATATCATCATTAAAAACTGGGAGGCTATATACATTACGTCTGCAGATCTAGCTGAAGATATCGCGGGTGCCTATCGCCGTAGCGGTGATAGTGAAGATGAAGCGCTAAAACGCTATGTAAAAAAAGATTTATTAATTATTGATGAATACGGTTTACATGACCGTGCTGAAAAACGTCCGCAGCTTCTTGAGAGTGTTCATAAGGTTCTACTCACTCGTTATGACGAGTTGAAGCCAACAGTTGTGATTTCAAACCTAAGTCTTTCTGAGGTCCGCGAAGATCTTGGGGACCGGCTTTGGTCAAGATTTCAACATGATGGCTTAGATATTGTGGAATGTGATTGGGATGATGCTCGTATAGGTGGAGGTAAAGCACAGTGAACGCATTTGTTGATATGAAAAAATCTGAATACGCATTAGTTGCTTACTCAAACGTAGCAGCTAAATCTGAGGAGCGAAAAGCATTAGAAAAAGCAGTAAAGAAGTGGCTGAAACATCCTGGTAATAAAATCCGACACGTTGAGTCTATAGGGCGTGATCTCAATATGCCTCACGGCACCGGACCTATGTATAAGCGTTTATGTTGTCGTTGCGAAACTTGTGTTGAATGGGCGCTTTCCACTGGTTTAATCAAATCTAAGCCAAAACCAGTTGTAAAACGTGGTCCAGATGCTCGTCAATTGCGTATTTTGGCACAGAAAAGCCAATTGACCCCCTACGCTACAGCTTTTAATGAAGATTGGGATTTACTGGCCTTAGAAGTGGATTATTCCGTTACGGCATTTCAACTTGAACGTATTTATCAAGGCCGTTCTGAAATTGATCACAACTTTGTTTGGAATCGAGTCAAGCGTGTTGCTGATCGTTTAGTAGCTGAAAAGTTAAGAGCTAAAGGGGGAGTGTGCAAATGAAATCTAAAGCAACCAGCAAAAAACGCTCAAAAAAATACAATCCAAACAAGTTAACACCAGCGCAAGTTCAAGCTAATCAGAGACAGGCAGAATTGCGTAGAGAAGCTGCTCAAGAATATGAGTTCAGCATGCGGTTCGTTTCTAAAGATGTACGGGACTATATCGAAGCAAAGAAAGTTGAAGAGGCAGCATTGCTTGAGCGTTTCCCTAATCGCTTAACAATACCATATCACTTCAGTATTGCAGCTTACGGTTACCAAGATTTAGCAATTGTTCAAGTTCTTGAACATGTAGAAGAGTGTGAGAAATGGAATGTTGAACTCACTATCACAATGTCCGATAGAACCGATCAATATGAAGGGCAACTAATAATAAATCAGCCATTTACCGCACCGAAAATGAATTATTTTGAGTTTTCAGAAGGAAAAGCAGACTGTTATGTAGATATAGGTGGTGGTTTACGTAGAAAAGGATGGAAAGGATTAAATGCAGAGATCTTAATGGCATTAGATCAAAACAAAAATATACCTGATGGTTTTGGGATTGATTTGATAGAGGTAGAGATAAGTACTTCCTCAAAATTTAAAAGTGTATCTGCGTATAAGGAATTCTTGAGTGTTGCTGAATGGGTAAACAGTGGAGTAGCTGAGGTAAAATTACGCCAGCTTTGGATTGCTGATCAAATTATAGGAAATGGTAAATCTCTTAGTTTTGGGGATGCAGCATGATGAAAAGACTAAGACAACGCCAGCGTCAACAGCGAAGTATTTTTGCGATGTTGCAAAGCAACTCTAGGGAGACAAGTACTTTCAAAAGTTCGGAGACTGTTACTCTAAAAGAACAGCAAGCGCAATCTGCAAAACCTAGATATATCTTCACAGAACTAGGGAAAGAGAAGCTTTGTAAACATTGTCAAGAATATTGGCCCGTTGATTCTGAATTTTGGTTCATGGTTAAAGCAAAACGTAAAGATGGATCAGTTGTACATCGTCCAGATTCAGCTTGTAAGGGATGTTATGACATTACCTATCGTCCGAATTTATCAAAGGGTAAATATCAAAAACGCTCAAATCATGAAAAGGGAGCTGCGGCATGAACCGTTTCCAAGAAAAGCAGTTAATACAAATTGACGAAGAGCAGAAAGTTATTAAGTTCACTCGAAAACGTGAATTAATTGAATGTGATCATAAACATATTCAAATTTCGGAAGAAGAGAGCGAAGTACTTTGCATTGATTGCAAAACAAAATTAAACCCTGTTCTTTGGATAGCTAAATACCTAAGACAACTTAACCAAGTTACAGATCGTAATAACAGAATGTTAGCTGAGGTAAGGGTAATTCAGTCAAAGCTTGAAAAGAAAAACAAGTTTATGTGTAAAAGTTGTCATGCGGTTAATGAAATTGACTTTAAGAAATTACCTTCTCAAGCAGCTATTACACGTGGAATGTCTGTAATTGAGCAAGAGTTTGACGGAATGAAAGTGGAGTTCTGCCAATGAAATACAAAATTGGTGATAGAGTCTATATAGATTTCAAATCATGTAATCGAATGGAAACTGATGGAACTCATATTTTTTGTGAAGGCCAGATTGATAGGGTCGATGAAGACAATGATTTTCTAATTGGAAGACTCGATAGAGGTGGTTATTTTGGTTGTCCATCAACAGATGTAAAAATACTTAATGAAGCATGCGTACACGGGTACGATGTTGCATGTTTATTATGTGGTTTTGGTCAATCTGAAACTACAGGTGAAAGGATCTGGCATACCCAACGATAGTATTTAAGATATAGTTTTTAAAGGTATAAAAGATTAAGCTCATCAATAGATGGGCTTTTCTTATAAATGAGAAATATTATGACTTTGGGTATTTGTAAGCTTTGTGGTGAAGAAAAAAATTTAAAACGTTCTCATGTTATTGGTAAAACAGTTTTTAGCAAAATACTAAGAGAAACAGAAGGTAATTACGCAATTAACATATCATTAAGTGAGAAGAAAATTAAAAAAAGTAATGATACTTGGGAGAGTAGACTTTTATGCTCAGGGTGCGAATCTAGACTTAACAATAAATTTGAAGATTACTCCATTCATGTATTACGGCAAGAATACAGAGATGTAAAATATTCTAATGGTCCACATGGGGTGTTTTTTAAGAATGTAGAAACATATAGAGTAATTTTATACTTTTTTTCAATTTTTTGGAGAGCTGGTTACTCAAGCCATAAAGCATATAAAAATTCTGTAATAAATGATGGCGTTAGCAATCACTTGATAAATGCTTTTGATGGTGAAATCAAGCTTAATTCAAAACACTTCTCAGTTAGAGTGAGATTGTTGAAAGATCATACAAATGCCTTACCACCAGAATTTTTAAAAAGACAAATTTTTAGCCCTTATAACCGTCTCAAAGATGATGGTTTTGTATTCAGTTTGGTTTATGAAGGGTATTTTTTTGAGTTATTTTTTAATGCTAGTAATTTTAGAGAGAGACAAAAACCAGGTTTTTTAAATAGTAAAAACGATTTCTTTTTTGTCCCTTATGTAGATGTTTTTGATGTTCCAGAAATTACAGAGGTGCTTTTCCAATGTTTCAAAATTCATAAAGAGACGCCAGATGAAGAAAAAATTAAAATATAAGCAGCGATTGAGGTGTAGGATAGAGTGGTAACTTGAATAGGATTTCTAATGAAAATTTGTATAGGTGGTGATCTCAACGGTCAGGTTGTTGAGAAAGATGTTTATTCATTTAAAGCTGCTGAAATCGATCCAGAAAAAAAGTCAGAGTATTTCATTCAGAGTTATATTCTTGGAGATAAGCGATTAAGGTTTTGGATTTGTTTTGATATGGATTTTCATGAAGCATCTCAAATTGTTGAAAAAATGATGAGAACAAAACATTAAAATGTATATTGAAGGAATTCGATATATATTTTATATTATGTGAACTGTTTATCGTTAAATGCCTTTATTTGTTTTATAGTCCGTACTTTCCCCAAGGTGCGGACTTTTTTTATTCCTAACAAAAATAATGAATTGGAACTAGGGTCCTTTTATATAAATACAACGGTCAATAATTCTGGAACTAAGTGTTTTAAGGATTATGTCATGCAAGAAGAGTTTCAAGTTTATGTAAATCTTACTTGCTTGATTTGAGGTCGTTATGATTAAAAAAAGTAACCGCCGTCAGTGGAGTGAATTTTTCTCTAATAATAAAAGACAGGAACTCTTTAAGGATTTCAGTGTTTCATTAGATAATGACAAAGTTAAAAAGCAAAAAACTAGCTCATGTAAACATGTGTTTTTCCCATGCCGTGTAGAAAAAGAAAATGAGGGTGAAAACGGTGAAAATACTATATATAGGGGAAGCACAGGCGGTGTTATCATTTCTGGTAAGCAATACATCACAATCAAATTGCCTTATGGATTAAGCGCTAACGAGATATGGCGGGCTACAATTGATCAGAACGGAAAGCAAAGAAACAGTCTTTCAGTAGGTGCTAAAAAATATAAAGACAAGGTTCAAAAGCAATATGGACCTATGTTTAGGGCACTTAAGTTAAAAGCTATCGATCAACTTTGTGAAATACGATTAATTGTTCAGCCACCACTTAAAACTCGGTCTTACAGTGCAAAGACTTATCCACGATTTGATATTGATAACTATCCAAAACTACTAATTGATAGTGTCAAAGGTGATGGCTTGTTATTCAAAGACGACAATATTTTCATAAGTGAACAAATCAAGCTGGCAGAACCATGTGAAAAGGGTTGTGTCTGGCTTTCCTGTGTTTTTACTGAAGAAACTGATTGGTTGTCAAAAACTGTAGATTTTGATTGGTTAGCTGGGAGAAGCATTTAAATGGCGAAAAAGAGCGATTTGCAACGTCGAGTACTTATTGGAAGAAAACTTGCAATGGCGCGTGATATGGCTCAATTACGTCAAGAAGACGTAGCTTTAGAGATATTCGGTACACCACATAAAAACCGAATGAGTGAAATCGAAAATGGTAAGTTAATGCCAGATGCAGAATTACTTTCGGTGCTATGTCAAAAATACGGTGTTTCAGCCGACTGGGTTCTTGGTTTTACTATTGAGCCAGAACTAGACAAAACAGCTTCTGTAGCTGGTATTCTGTTTAACAGTCTAGGTGAAATGATGAGTGAATACACTCAAGCCATGGCATTTCAATTAAGTATGGCTGCAGCACAGCATATTGCATCTTTCCCGAAAGCCTTAACTGTAGAGCTGCTTGAAGCATCAAAGGGGCTGATTCAAGCTTGTTTATCGCAAGACCAGTCTATTCAAGAAAAGGTTTTACCTGAACTTCACACTCTTATGCGTATTGTTCGTGAGTGTGAACAGAATCGTGCAAAACAAATCCGTAATTTAGAGATGGCTATTGATGATGTTTTCCAGCGTGAAGAGAATGATTTACAGCAAAAAGCTTTAATTGATCTTATCCAAAATAAAAAACGTTTTAGCAAGGCTTCTTTACAGCAGCAAGCTTTAGATGAAGTGAAACAAATAGGTCTATTTGCTGAATAAGGGATAGACTTTAATGGCTCGCAAGATTGAATACTCGGAAGAAATTTGGAACCGGCTAAAAGAAGTCTATGAATCTTCACCTAAGATTACATGGCAAGCTTTAGTTGATCAGGTTGGCGAAGAACTCGGTTGTGAGATGCCTTCGCCATCCGTTGTACGCCGTAAAGCACTTGCTGAGAAATGGAAAAAGAAAGCTAAATCTTTAGTCAAAAAGACAGCCCAAGAGCTCAATAAAGAGATTAAAAAATTGACCAAAAAAAATAATGGTCAAGAAGATACACAAAATACTGATAAATCAGAAAAAAGTGATAGTCAAAATTCCGTCAAAAAAACGTCAAATATTGCTGAATTTAATAGTCAAAACTCTAAAAATAATGGTAATAACAACGGCGGGCGTTCTACAGTCAACGAGAACTATCTAAAGTCAGCTCTTGTTGTCAAAAATAACCGTATACGAGCTCATAAGCTGGGTGAGTTAATTACAGATACTATCGATAGTGTTATTCATATTAGAGATGAAGTCCTTAATCTGAATAATCCTACTGAAGATGAATTAGCGCTGGTTAAGTTTAAAATGGGCTTGATTAGTCAAGTGGTTGATTTGAACGTTAAACAAAGTATCAGCATTTCTAACATTGCTCGAACTGAGGCAATGTTCTGGGGCTTAGATGTAGATGATCTTAAAGACCAATCGGAAGTTCAAGCACGGCGTAGTTCAGTTATTTCAGGTGCTGAAGAAAGAATGGCAATTGCAAAAGCTAATATGAAAAAGAAAAAAGAAGAGGCGTTTATGCGTAAGTTAGCGTTAATTGAAGCTGGTGAAGTGGAGCCTGAAGATAGTAGTAATGAATAGTTTGTAATTTTAAAGGTTTTTTTTGAGGTTATTATCACGTGCTTACTATAATGTAGAGAACACTAACAATTTAGGAGAATGTTCACTATGTCATCTAGTATTACCGCTGCTGAAGCTGCAAAAATTGCGGAGCAAAGCAATCCAACCGTTCTTGATATTATTAATATTCTCAGTAATGCAATTAAAGCTGACTCGTGTTTTGGAAAACGGTTTTCCAGTTGGAGTTTTGACAAAAGTGCCGTGAGTTTAGAGTATTTAGAAGAGGCAAAAATTCATTTCTCAAAATTAGGTTATGTAGTAGAAATTATTACTGATAGCCCTGTAAGTAACACTTTTAAAGTTAACTTTTAAGTCTAGGAACTCATCATAAATTCATAGTTAGTAAGTTGCAAAAATGCTCTATATCAGTATGGGGCATTTTTGTTATGGCAAATTCAAATCACAATGATACAGTTTTATCCTATGACGAGCTCGGCTTTATCATTGGAATGAAACGAGTTGAAAAAAAAGTTAGTACGATTGATTCAAACATTGAAAAGATCATTGGTATCCTTACTCAAAGCTTTGAAGAGCAAAAAGCACAATTTGCACAGCCTCAGCCTAAACTGACTGAATTTCAAAAGATGCTTAATGCTGTCAATAATAGACAAGCTTTAGATTTTGAAGATTTATTAAAAGACAAAGCTAATCCAATCACTCAATCTTTTGTTGTAGCAGACAAGCTGGTCAAAGACTTTGCTGATGTTTTGGACCAATCAATTAATGACCTTAAAACAGTAGATAAAAAACAAATCAACAAATCTAATGGGCGAAAGCCCGCTATAGAAATTAATAGTCATGATGACTTATCAAAAATTGTAAATCCTAGTGTACCAGAGCGTGACGAAAAAGGCCGTTTTGTATCAAACCCTAATGAACCCCAAAACCAATCATCAATTCGTAAAGTTGCCCAAACGATATCTACGGCGATTAAAGGAGTAATGCCGAACTCAACACAAGGTGTAGATCCTACAGTTGACGCAATCAATGAAGTTGGTCATTTACTTTCACCTGTACGCCGTGCAGCAGGATTAGCTTTGCGGCCATTAACTGGATTGATGCGTAGTAAAAAGAGAAATGAGCCATTACCTCGTGAACAAGAGAACCATAACCGCAAACAAATAAAGTTATTGCAGCGTATTGCCGATAATTTGGCGTCTAAGGGTGGTTTGTTAGGTTCTCTAGGGAAATTGCTTACTTCCGTGTTATCTGCTGGTGGTGGGCTTCTAGGTGGTGCTCTAGGCAAAGGAAAGAAAGGTGTAGGGAAATTAGGAAAGGGCTTAGGTAAATTTCTTAAGTTTGGCCGTGGTCTACCCGTAATAGGTGCATTGGCTGCTGGTGCATCATTATTAGATTGGAATGAACAAAGCACACAAGAAAAAGGCGGTACTGTTGGTAGTCTTGCGGGTGGAGTAATTGGTGGTACTGTCGGGTCTTTATTTGGTCCAGTTGGAACATTAATTGGTGGTATGGCTGGTTCTTGGATTGGGAATAAGCTAGGTACCGTAGTTGCGCCGTATTTTAAAGAGTGGACAGATTCATTAATTGCTGCAGATGTACCAGGTATTATTAATACTGCTTGGAAAGGGTTTGTTAACTATGCAACCAATGCTTTTGAACTGACAAAAGGTACAGCATCAAAAGTTGTAGACGGTGTTAAAGATACTGCTAGTGATACCTTAGATTTCATTAAGGATAAATTTAATCGCTTTAATCCATTTCATGACGGCGTTCCCACATGGGGCATTGGGCAAGGAGTTTATAAGCCGGGTTTTGGAGCAAATAAAAATGTACCTGCTTATGGATCAACTATTTCTCCAATTGGTGAAAAAACTAAGGAAAAGCAACTTGCAGTTTACAATGCTATGAAGAAAGCAGGTTTTAATGATAATTGGGCTGCTGGTTTAACTGCTTCCGTTGGTCGAGAAAATGATTATCGAGATGAATACTTGTTTGGTAAACATCAAGATAAAGCTGGTGGAATAAATATGGGAATGATTTCTTGGCAAGGAGCTCGTAAAGACCGGCTTACGGCATATATGAAGGAAAGGGGATTACTTGATGCAAACGGTAATATGGTACGGAGCCAAGCAGCTTTAGATGCACAAGGTGCATTTATGAAGCATGAAATCGAAACGAATCCAGAATATGCTTCAGTTAAAGCTTATATGCAGAAAAACCCAAATGCATCAAAAGAAGATATTGCCCGAGTTCTCGGCACAAAATATGTAAGATGGGCGTATGGGCAAACAAAGCTTCGCAATGGGAAGTCATTTGATTATAGACCGCATTTAGAAAAGGAATATAAATACAGAGCTAACATTGATAAAACCGTTCAGGAACAGAAAACTAATCTACCTAAAGAAAATACCCCAACTGTATCAGATTTGAAATCAAGTCATATTGTGGAAAATACAAGAGCTAAAGTTGCTAGTGTTTTAAGCACCCAAAAAGCTATCGTTCCCCAAGCTACTACAAAAGCAAAACCTTCATTAAATAATCAAAATAGATTATTAACTAATGTCACGCCGTTTAAGCAACCTTTAAATACTCCTAACCCACAGGAAGTCGTTGTTGTTAATGGTAATAATGGTAATATCAGTCAGAATGTAAATGATAGATTCCTAGCACATGCTTTAACTGGTGGGATAGGAATGGGAAACTTAGAAGGTTAGTTTATTAATGACTCTTAGAGCTTTAAATTTAACGGTATTAATTACTATGCTTGCATTAGCTGGTTGTAATAAAAATAATGAGCAACCAGCTGAAGGAGCTAACTCAGCAATGCAAGAGCCCGTTAAAGCGGAAGCAATTTACGATTTTACATCTTTAAATGAATCTGATTTTTTGAATCAAAGTATTTTAATAAATGACGACAAAACCTATAGAGGAATTAGATTTCATGATTATGATGTAGGTACAAAATTAATAGGTGCAGCGAGTATCGAATCAATTCAGAAGGTTGATAATCATACTTTGGCTTTGGCATCCTCAAGGCCATTAATAAATCAAAAAGCTGGTTTATATGGGGTACTGGCAAATAAAGCTAATTTTGATGGTAATTTAGTTGTTTTAGTTTTTGATCCAAATGTACAAGCAAGGGTTATAGAAGGCGACATAATTGCATTTAAGGGCACTGTTGCGCCGTCAGACGTTTTTACTTATACAAACCCAAAAACTAACCAAATTGAAGAGTTACCAATTATATATGTTCATTTTTATCAAGCTGGCGAACTATCAATACAAGGTATTAACGATTATTTAAAAAAACAATTTTCTGAAATTCCTAAAATCATTCAAGACAAAATTCTCCAATATGAAAAGCTCAATGATTCATGCCGTGGTGGGTCGGGTGATGACCCAAAAACTATTGAAAGTTGTGAAGCTAGAGATACTTTATATGTGGAAATTAAAAATGGTGGATGGTGTTTTGGCTCAGAAAACGAGAATGCGGTGGGATCGGAAATAAATTGGTTACCCTGTAAACTGAATAAATATCATTAAATTATAGATAGATATGGGATTGAGAAATACAGTCCCATTTTTATTGAGAGTAAATAAACTATAGAGTTATAACTCTGTAAATTCTTGAAATAAGAGATAGAGGGTTATTTATTTAAATAATAAAATTTCAGTCAACTAAAAAAAATTAGTAATCTAAATGGATACGAGTATGTTGACTTTATAAATATAATATTTATGATTAAAAAAAGGCATCTCGGTTCTTTAAAAATAAGAACAAATGGAGTTATTGATGAAAAATTACACTGTTCTCGTTAAAGTTACTGAATCTAAATCACTTTTTAGAAAAAATGTGTATGAAGCAACTTTATTTGAACACCCAAAAGTCACAATAACAGGATCAAGCTATGAGGAAGCCGTAAGTAAGATTCAAGAAAAAATCATGGAGTATTTTGATTTCTTGAGTGATCGCGGTGAAGATATTCCTGAACCGGCTGAAATGACAGCGGTCATGTTTAAAAATCGTGACAAAGATGTGTTTTTTCACGTTGTAAGTATTGATACATCTGTTTATAGCGAAAAAACAGAAAAAATTAATGTAACAATGCCGATCTCTTTAACAAGAAAAATTGACGATTTTTTAAAAGATAAAGTTCATAATTCAAATCTTTTTTCATCAAGATCTGATTTCATTACTAAAGCATGTAAACAGTACTTACCATATGCTCAAAATTTAGCTGCAATTTTTAATAATGAGAAAAGTTTTTCTGCTTTGAGGTACAAAGAGAGTAATACAACTGATAATTGTTGTAACCTTTTACAGTATCTAAATAATTCTTACGGTGAAGAAGTTATTCTCTTTGCAACGCATCGTACACCAAGCCACGGTTATAGTCATGACGATGGACCCGAGACAAATTTGCCGCTATTAGGGGCGATAGTAAAACTTAATTTACCTGCTTTACGTGACACATATATTATTTTCGATGGATTATTCTTAACTGCACAAAGAAAGCCTAGATATAATGAGGTAAAAGAAGTTCTCGATACTGCTGTATTAACAAATAAAACAAGTTTTATTCGACATGCTGTCCCATTTACATCTCAATTAGACCCTGCCGAGGCTATAAGTCTGTTAGGAGAGTTTCCGCGTAATAAATTAACAGAAGATTCGAGACCGGAATTTTTCAATTTATTGAGTAATATTTCAGAAGCGCAATATCAAAATTATTAATCAAAAAAAAGCCTCGCTCCCTGGAAAGAATACGAGGCTTGTCATCACTTAGGAGTAACAACATGAGTACTTTAACACAATTTAATAGGCCTTTGGAAAACCCTATTATTGAATCAATTGATAAACAGTTCTTTGACTTATTAGGTGGTGAAGAACCCCATGGACGCCAATGTTATTGGGTGGTAATTGAAAACGGAGAGGCGGGAGTTCAGCAATTACCTGCACATTTTGCTCCAACAAATGTTGTACAACTTTCAGATGCTTTCAATTCACTACGTGAAGTTTTTGTTGCAGGAGAAATTTTGGAGCATGCAAGAGCTTTGAAAAAAATTCCATTTAAAATGAAGAAGAATAGTTAATAAGGGAATATTACTTTAATAGTTTCTAAAATGAACCTCCCTTAATTTAAAAGCCAGCAATTAAGCTGGCTTTTTTAAATTTAATGACAAATATAAAATTCTTAATTTAATTGATATTTCCAATGTAATTGATCATATAGTTCTTGAAAAATATTATTCATAAATGCATAATTCGCGCGCGTTTTAAGGATTATGTTAATGACAACAACAGCTTATGATACTCATTTCATGGCTTCCGACATAGCCTTTACAGTAAATCGTACAGAAGTTACTCTAAATATTCCTTTTAGGAAAGTGAAACGTTTGGGCGATATTGTATTTGGTATGGCTGGATGTTTATTTTGTATGAGAGATTTTAGCGAGGCCCTTATTGATTTTATCTTACAAAATAAAACACAATTTGAGCTTCCGATATCTATACTTGAAAAAACTAGCAGCGATTTTATTGCATTGATCTACTTAAGTGGTTCTTGCCTTAAAGTTTCAAAAATGGTAAACCACACAGAGTTTACAATAGAAAACATTACTAATGTTCCTACTGTAATCGGTTCTGGGAGTTTACATACTCAACATATTATTCAAGATTGCCCTAATGCGATAGCTGTTGTTCTAGAAGCTATTAAATATGATCAATATACTGCAGGGGAAGTTAAATATTGCAGTATTAAACGAGAAGAAGTTCATAATTTGGAAGCGCCTATCATGTCTACAACTCTTAATAATCAAATACAAATGTTGCAAACAGAGATTGCTGAAACAAATCAACTTGTTGGAAATGGCAATACTTATCACGCTAATACTGAAACATACCATCATGGTGAACCAGTCAAAATTTCTACTGAATTAGGTTTACAAATGTTTCAACACAGTTTAACGAACGTCCGAAATAAATTAACTACTAATTAATTTTAAGTAAAAAACCTGCATATGCAGGTTTTTACTTTTAAAGGTTATGAAAATTAATGGAACTTACTTAATTCTCAGAATAAATTTACTTAGAAGATAACCTCATTGATATGAGGTTATTTTTCATGGGCAGTCTTAATCTTGCAGCTATAACAGCTACTTCTCCATACATTAAAAAGATCCAATCGGCATTAGAAAAAGCAACAGGCCAAACGATTGTTACACCAGAATTTCGCAAAATTAAGCGCGTTGCTGGTGTTAGCGTTTTACCAGTTGCATTTTTCTTTTCTGGTGGCGCTACGCTTACACTTTATATTCGTGCATTAGCGGATGTAGTGAAGGCCGAACTGAATGATAAAGTAATTGTTCTATCTGGCGATTTTAGTGATGACTATAAGCCAACATTTGAAAACGCCGTAAGTTGTGTTGCTAAACTTATCCGTGAAGCACAATCTAAAATCCAAGAACAAAATAAGCGTGAAAAAGTTAGCTTACCGCCGCGCCGTACTTCTGTAGATCAGAAAATTAAAGAAGTCGAAGAACAAGAGCAAAAGCTTGATGAGGATTTAGCTAAGCAAATAGCTCACCGTGACCAGCTGAAAGAACAAATTGAACATGCTAAGCAACAACTTGGTATAAGTTCGGAGGCTGGTCAATCCGAACTGGGAAAGCCTGAATTTGATAGTGCGAGTCCAATCAAATCAGTTACAGCAAATATCACACGTGGTAAAGCTGCAATGAACAAAGCCATTATGGAAAAAACCACAGTGCATAGAGCTATGTATCGTAATGATCTAGGCTGGGTGGATTTTGAGTATGGCAGTGATAAACAGGGCATTAAGCATATTATCAAGCGCCGTATGGAAAGTGATGGCATGACATATGATGAAGTTGTGCATATGCTTGTGGATACTATTGTGCAAACAATCGCTCAAGGTAGTACACAACGGCGTACAGAACGTGGATTATCTACAAGAATAAATATTGTATTTAATTCGCATGAAGCGTCATTGATTAAGCGAGAAGGTAGTAATGCATGGCTGCTTACAGCTTTTGAAGTGCATTAAAAAAAGCCCGGTAGTTAGAGATGGGTTGCGACATCTTCTAACCTACACTTATGACCCTATACGTTCTCGTGTCATAAGTGGAGCGGGCTTTGTATATATAATAATCCATGCATTTCTTATTTTCAAATATGGAACCATTCACGCTTACATATATACAAAAGCAATACCCTTAATATAGTTCTTATTAAGGGTGTTTTTTATGCAAATTCAAATCGGTATTGATATTGTCTTAATTCTTGCATTTTTAGCTTATCTTTCCGTTGTTACAGGATGGAATAGCAAGAATAAAGCTGCGTATATTAAACAATTCCGTCATGTGCCTATAAGCCTCTTATTTAAAGAAATCAGATATATGTATTTCATAAGTATGGCATGTGTATTGATCACTATTATTCTTGTTGATTGGCGAATCTATAACGTTGCTTCATATTTTGATGCATTAAGCGTTTCATTATGGATATTCATAATCTATTTCACCATTTTTTCAACTTACCAGATCGGCACTGCAATACTAGTAAAGCTTTTGATGATTTTCAGTAATAGAGCAACTTCCTAATGATCACATCTAAAACAATTTTAGACATGGTTGAGTACTGGCTTAATCATCCGGTTAATGGGAAGTATGGTTCTGACTTTGGTGCACCTCTTTATGATTTGCTAATGGCACCTTTAGACTCGAGGGTGGCAGATAGTTTTCTTATTAAGATGAAAAAGGATCTACCAATATTATCTGAGCTTAACTCTGACCAATTAGCCCTGTATTCACAAACCGAAGGATTTGAGACGGTTCATATTCATTTAAGCATCATGAATGTGAATATAGATCTTAACCAAGTAGCAGACCGATTGGGTAAATCAGTAACAGGTGAGACATATGACATTAACGCAAGCTGATTTTGAAGCCCAGCTCCAAGCAGCGATAGATGATTATGAGATTCAGGAACGCTATAAAGCTCAAGATCCACTTGTCGTTCACCAGCTGCGTTCTATGGCTAGTTTTTTGACTGCATTTGGTCCAGAAATCGATATTGCTTCAATTGAACCATTTACCAAAACACGTGACCGCTCAATTATTGCGGATGCTACAAATAAAGGCATTTTGCCTATAGGTACACCGTGTCAGCACTTAATAGAAATTATCAACCGGTCAACAAATGCTGTGAGCTTAAGTCAAGGGCGAATGATTGAGGACCATAGCGGCGGTAGAGTATGGCGGTTGCTTCAATCAATTACTGTTAAAGCTGGTGAGACGGCGGAAGTAATAGCAGAACAAAGTGAATACCGTGAAATTAAATATGTTGTACCAGTTACTGAAGGGTTCCATAAATATCGAATAGACCTTTTAGAGGACCTTTCACTTGCAAATATTTCGGTTAAGCAGGGCAATAATAACTATGTAATTAAGCCGCGCTGGATGAATGTTGAACCAGGTGAATATGCTGTAACTGTTACTACAGATAATCTAAGAAGATTGTTTATTGAGTTTGGCGATTCTGAGAGAGCTGGTCGTACTCTGCAAGCCAATGAAACTGTAATAATTGGAATTCTTGAGACATACGGGGAAGTTGATGTTAATCGTTTAAAAGATGCGGCCTTACTTGATGTACTTACTAATGATGAACAGCGGGTATCAGTGCGTTTTAAAGCTGGTGGACTGATTAGAGAGGGCGTAGATCCGTTAGCTGTATCAGAATTACGTTTATTATCAAGCTATCCATCACTTTACGATGAAGATGCGGTATTTCTCGGCAACTTTGACTATGCAGTCCGTAAAAAATTTATGAAACGGGCACAGTTTATTTCTGTCTGGAATGAAACGTTGCAAGAGCAACACTTTGCCATTACATACCGCGACATAAATCATTTAAATCTTGTGGTGGTTGCGAAGAACCCAGCTGAACAAGCAACGTTAGAACAAGATATCTGTCGGTATATTGGTTATTGCGATAACTTGTATGAAGGTAAAGTGAATGTACATGAAGTAGTTGAAAAGCCAATTGAAGTAAAAATTAAAGGCTCTTTGGCTTCTGTACATAACACTGATATGGTTAAGACACAGATCAAAGAATTACTTGTAGAACGATACGGGCGTGAATCATTGAGCTCAAGTCGATGGCTGGTTAATGGCTTTAATACGCAAGAAATGGGGAAGCTGATTAATGACAATATTGTGGCTTTCCAAGACCGGATGAGTGACTTTACCATTATGCTTTCAAATGAGTTGAATAAGCCTAATGAGTGGGTGTATGTGACAAAAGACAGCATTACTGTTGAGTTGGAACGCACCGCTGATATTTCGGGGGCTACATGGACCCTATAAGCTTTACTCGGCCTATCGATGAACACTATGTAAGTACGGGCTTGCAAACCGCACTTGCTAAAGCATTTAAACAAGTATTTGCACAAAACTTTGAGCAGTCCATTCAAGATTTATTGGATTACGGTTGTCCTCATATCGGTAGTAAAACAGTTGTAGAACGGTTCTCTAAACAAAACGGACTTGTTGTATTACGCCGAAATAACACCTCTGACACGTTAATGCGAATTATCTATGCCAATTGGAGCAGCATGGGTAATAAAAGAGGATTAGCGTTTTTAGAGTTTGTTTTACGAATGTTGTGGGGGAAAGATCATTTTCAGATTATCCGGCTATGGCATAGCTTGGAAAAGCTAAAAGAATATCCAGCCTATTTGTCTGATTTTGAAAAGCCAAATTACTTCTTAACAAGTCGGATTAGAATTGTTTTAGATAAAACTGTTGATGCAAATGAAGTGGTAGAGCTGTCACCGATATTACGGCGTTTAGTACCAGCCAATATTGTCGTTAAAGTTCACTCAATGGCATTTGATAGAGATTTAGGCACAACAAGCTTTACAGCGGCAATAGCAGCTAAGCCTTATGCAGTCTATAACTTCCTTTAATTCAATTGGAACTGTTGAGTTAGCGCTCAAATACAAAATGATTTCATAGTCCTGTTCATTAGTTCAGGACTTTTTTATATGCAACAAGCTCAAGACAATGTTTTAGTAGGAATCGCAGAACCTATCAATGATCAGGGAGAAAACTTATTAATTGATCATTTCTTAGGATATGCAAGCCATGAATTAGAACCACAAGAAATTGATAAAGTTATTAAAGGGGAAGTGGTTGAAGGCATCACGGAATATGCTCAGGGCCATTACTATAAGATTTCAGCAAATCCTGAAAACCAAAATGCAAAAGAATTTGAAATCAGTATTCATTTTCAGGATGGCCCAATTCCAGAACATGGTGTGAATGGGGTTACCAGTGAAGCATTGTTAAAAGTACTTATTCACCGTACTAAAACCTTGGATGAAAAATTTCCGAGTGAGTTCAACAAACAAGCCATTATTTATATGGAAAGTGCGCTAGAAGAATTTAATAAGCGTACAGCTGAACGCCGTGCTCGTGGTGTTGAAGGCACACTTGTTAAGTAATGGGGTGATGTATGCGTTTAAGTATTTTTTGTCGAAAGCGTGGTTGCTCTCAATTAATTGACTTATCTCAAATGGATTGTTTGCAAGTCTCCCAAAGTGAACATAGAGGCGGCATGGTTAGTGAAAGCTTTTATGACGTTTTTATCTCACTTAAAAGTGGATACATTTTTGATGCAACCATTGAAGATAAACAGCATGACAAGCTATTGGAATTGATTGAGTTTGATCAAAAGATTTGATTTGGAACTGATTAAATTTCAACTGTAGAACAACTGAAACAATAGCCTCAATCACAGCATTGGGGCTTTTTTATGGCTAGCAAAAATAGAAAGACAAAAGTTCTATCTTACAACTTACATGATCGATGCCGTAAATTTACCGGTGTTGATCGAAGTAATGTCGATGTAGATGCAATGGTCAACTTGATCAACAGTGACCATGTACAAGAAATGGTTGCTACTAATTCATTACAAGGTTTTTATGGTCATCAAATTCGACAGCGCTATGGTATGGTGCCGCCTGAAACGGTGATCATTAAAGGTAAAGTTGTATATCTTTCACGGGCGTTTAAAACAATTGAATTACGTGCTTCAAAGGATGGAACAGTTGAACACCGAGAAGAGTTTTATGATAACGAGCCTGGTGAGATCGCATTACAAGATTATAAAGCCCAAGCGGGTGGTTTTAGCACATCAGTCAATTACAAGAATGTCGGTGGCCGTTTAATTCCAACGGGTTTTTTTGGTTTTGATTTCGTTGCACAACCAAATTATGCAAGTAATGTAGGGGATGGTCAGTTATTTGATGGATTATTTGTTCCTGAAGAGCCAGAAGGTGTTGTTTCTTGCTTTGATAGCGCAACAGATATTTCACAGTTATCACAACCTGAAATTATTATTGCCCAATTACTTGAAGATCAAATCTTACAGACCTACGACAATATCAATAGCCAACTTCAACTTTTAAATGAGTTAGGAAATGCTCAAGGCTTAGTAGGTGAACTCTCAGAAAAAGTTGATAAACAGAAACGCCTGCAACAACTTAGAGAAGAACGCAAAAAAGAACTCTATACGGGTTTGGTAAATCCGGTGAAGAGCTTTGATTCAGTTCAACAACATGCTGAACAAATTCTGCAATCCATGGATCAGCCAAGTGTAAAAGAAAAAGCTAAAAAGCCGAAAAAGTCTTTTGGCAGTATCTTTAGTGTATGGGGGTAATAATGAATTACCCCAACGATTCGCTTAAATGCATCCAAAACGCTTGGTATAAGCAGCTTGTCAATTTTCGTGCTTGGTATATGCCTGAGACACAATTAACGGCTGACTGGAAGTTGAGAGCCATTGGTAACGCTATAAAAGCATGTCCGTCACGGATGATGGACGATTCAGAAGCAATGCTTTCTGAATATAGAAAAAGCCAGAAGCATGAGGAAGAATCCAAAGTGCTTTTACCTGTAATGCTTACTGCAACAGCGTTAACTGACCAACCCCCTGATGTAAATCAATTATTACCAGTGCCTGATTTTATTGAAACGGTCATTGATGAGAAACGGGTGAAGGTTCGTCTGGTGCCGACAACTGTACGTGCTCAAATCGCTTTCTTTGCCACCAATCCCAATGATCTGCGTTCAGTCATTGGGCAATTTTGCGCGTACATGTCTAGCAATGATAACCGTCGTTTTAATGTGCCATTTCAGCAATGGAATGATCATGTATTTAATTCAACATTCACTGTTTTTGAAAATGAACTTTTTCCATCACCAGTCCCAAGCGAAGCAATCAATCTTTCTATCTCAACTGTAGATATTCAGCTCGTGGGTTATACACCTAACGTCATCGGTTTCGGTGGTCCATTCGACCAAAACACAGGTAATGGCTATGAACCTGACGGCTCAGCAACGGAACAGCCCGCAATCAACGACAAAGTTGTAGTGCAAGCTGATCAGTACACATCACTCGATCACCAGCGTGTGAAGGGTGATAGAGAAACAGGTGAAATTACAGTTGAGAGTATAGATGACAGACTTAATCGATAAGGCACAAGAAAGTGCTGATTATTTATTGCAGCAAGAAATTGCAAATCGATGCCGTTTTGACGGCGAATCTGAAAAAGAATGTATTGAATGTGGTGAAGAGATACCAGAGCGTCGCCGTGCACTTGGTGGGGTTAAATTCTGCATTGAATGTCAAACCAAGATAGAACGTAAACGGCGCTAAGGATAAATGTAATGTCTGGAATTATTCGTATAGACAGCCGTGTTGCTGGGTTTTCGGATCAACCAATTCGACTTATTGGAGCGGCATTTGCTGATACAGGTGAGCTTGTTATTCAAAAAACAGCTGTTTATTCAAATTTGCCCGTACCAAGCGATTTAAGTGATCAAACAGTTGTAGTAACTGACTCACCGGATCAAGTACAGAATTGGCAATTAAGTTTCAATGCTAAAGAGCACTTAGAAGAAGTGATTTCAATTTACCAAGCTCGTTTCAGAGCAAAGTTAATTGAAATTGAGCCGAAGCTAAACCAGTACAACCCTAAAAACGTACTTGAAATCCGTAAGGTCGATAAAAACGGCCTTCAGCAAGAATTTGATAGCAGCAGCTTAAACAATGGACACATTGCAATTCTATTAGCTGTTTGGGCTAGTACGAAAATTGCCAAAGGCTTTTCAATTACTGAAGGGAATCAGTTTGAAGAAGATGCTGTAGATCCAACAATGCTTCCTTTTTCAATCTTTTAAGTAATGGTGTTTTTACGGTATGGCTTTGGCACCATTAAAAGAAATTCCCGAATGGTGGGAACTTTGTGAGCGTTATCGATACGACATCTATGCTTTCGCCGTAGAAGCATTAGGTGTCGAACCCACATGGCAACAAGAATTACTTTTTGAATCTATTGCATTTGATGGTAGCCGTACTTCAGTAGCATCGGGGCATGGTTGCTTTGGTAAAGGGACTTTAATCAAATTAGCCAATGGGGAATTTATCCCAGTTGAGCGTATTAATCTAAATCATAAAATTCTTGCTGCAGATGGTAAGACAGAACTAGATGTAATTAAAACAGTAACCGGTTATCAGGAAATGTTCCGGTTTGAATATGAGAATGGTAAAGCTCATACATTCAATAAATCACATATTCTTTGCTTAATTTCTTTATACGATGGTAACGGGTGGTCAAAGGGCGACAAGATTGAATTGCTTGTTTCTCAATATATGAACCTTAAACCTGAAAGTAGGGAACAGTTTGCATCTTATAGGCTTATAGATGGGGAACATAAGCCTTTAAAAATTACATCGGTTACTGAGCTAGGTGAAGGTAAATATTACGGTTTTGTACTCGATCCAGATCCATTTTTCTTAGGTGAAGATAACTTAGTACTACATAACACTGGTAAAACGGCCAGTGCCGGTATTGTTGCCTTATGGCATCTCCTGTTTTTTGATGAATCCATCATGATGTTTACTGCTCCGCAGATTGGGCAGTTAAAGAAACAAGTGTGGAAAGAAATCAGTATCAATCTAGCACGATTGAAGCAAGGGCCTTTGGCTTGGCTTGCTGATTATGTTGGGTACCAATCTGAACTTGTATACATCAAAGGCTACAAAGAAAAATGGTATGTCTTTGCGAAGACAGCACCAAAACATCAACCTACAAACTTAGCGGGTAACCACGGCGATAACTACATGGTCTGGGTCGATGAGGCCAGTGGTGTAGATGATGCCGTACTTGATGTAGCATTTGGTGCATTAACGCACGAAGACAACCGTGCAGTAATGACCTCTCAGCCTACCCGTAACGCGGGGATGTTCTATGAAACTCATCACAAGTTAAGTCATCGAGCAGGTGGGGTATGGATTGCTCTCACATTTAATGGTGAAGAGTCACCACTAGTTAGTAAGCAGTCCTTAGAAGAACAACGGCAAAAATACGGAAGCAGGGAAGATGCCCAGTATAAGATTCGTGTTCTAGGTGAATTCCCAGACTTATCAGACGAGTTCTTAATTACCAAGCGTCAAACTGAAGAAATGTATGTTGGCGCCAGTATTTTTGATGACCATCAATTCGGTTATGTCATTACGGTTGACGTTGGTGGTGGTGTCGGCCGTGACGATTCAGTAATTGTTATTTCTAAAGTTTGGGGTGAATCGCAATGGGGAGAGCGCGCACGCCGTGTAGAAGTTGTAGATATTCCATTATGCAAAAACAGAGATGATATCTTAGAACTATTTGCAAAGATTAATGAGCTACTTTTACAGTACCCAAATGCTAACTTAGTTGTAGATGATAACGGGGCGGGTAAAGGTTTAGGCCAATACCTTAAAAAGCAAGGTATTTTCTACGTTCCTGTTTATTGGGGCTCACAATGTTTTAGTAATGACAATAGAAAAGAGTTTACAAATAAACGGTCATTAGCTTATGTGGGCTTAGCTCGAGCAATCGCAAGTGGCCGTTTTAAAATAAAAACGAAGAAACACCATGTGAAAATTAAAGATCAGTTAATCCACGTTCCATACCGTTTTGATGACTTTGCTCGTTATAAAATCTTAAGCAAAGACGAAATGAAACGGATGGGAATTAAATCACCGGATATTGGTGATGCTTTTGCCTTCTTATTCTTAGAAAACGTTCACTACACTGAAGCTTACGAAACTGTAAATGTCACTGACGATACACCAGAAGGCCGTGAACAAGCTGAACGTAAGTCAAGATTCAGTGCTTTAAGAGAAGCAGCTGAAAAAGAAAATGATTAGTTATATGGAACTGCCCACTTAAATACCTATTCTTCATAACTACCATAGATCAATAAATCATATGGGTGGGTTATGGCTATTAATTTCTTTTTAACTGACGCAGGTCGGAATGCATTAAATAAAGCAGGCGATGTTGCTAGCTTTGGTGGGGAGCTTACTCATCTTGCTGTTGGTACCGGCAAATTTGATGCATCAGTTGAAGCGAAAAACCTAACTTCTCTTAAAAATGAATTAGCCAGATTTTCGCTTAATGGTGGTGGTGTAGACACAGAAACTGGAACTTTGCGTTTTGTGATGAGTATTGAGCCAACTTTAACAATGGAAGTGTTTGAGTTAGGTATATATCTATCAGATGGCACTTTACTTGCAGTGGCGTCAACTACAGAAGTTCAATCAATCATGTCACTGCATGCAAACGTGGTTGCTATCGTTACTTTTGGATTTGTTTTAACTGACGTTAATTTAAAAAATGTAACTATAAAAATTGATCCAAATACTCCAATTGCAGTGATGTTGATGAACCAGCATAGTGCAGATGAAGATCCACACCCGCAGTACGGCGCGTTAATACAGGAAATAATCAAAGAACACTTAAATCAAAATGATCCACACCCGCAGTACGGCGCGTTAATACAGGAAATAATCAAAGAACACTTAAATCAAAATGATCCACATTCACAATATGCTTTTAGAAAAGACGTAAAAGAAAAAGATGAGGATTTACAGCGCCAAATTAATGGTTTAGATACTTCATCCCAAAATTTAAGTCAGCAGCTAACGGATTTAAAAAAATATTTAGATTCTCAATATCCGAAATTATTGGGAGCAGGGGTAAACATTGGGTCTAAAGCTACTATTGATTTGGGTGGAAAGGTAACTGACTTACGTGACTCAAAATATGCAATCCATTTAACACCTGAAAGCATGCATGAAGCGTGGACAATAACGCGTTCTGAAAAGTCATTTGATTATGAAGTTTGGAACCGTTCAGGGCAAAACCGAATTGGGTATTCTGGAATTGTAAGTTGGTCTGTAATTCAAGTTGCTGCAGAAACACTAAACGATGGTAATGGCGATTACACAGTACCAGGTGTTTATATCATTCCAATTCAACCAAAAGAACAAAAAGAATTCATATTGGTTGGTGCTGGTGGTGCTGGTGGTGGCAGTGTCTGGGAGTTAGGAGCATTGGCACATGGGACCAGTGGTACAGATACACGCTTACGTTTAAATGAACTTGATTTGGCGGTTGTTGGGGGCGGTAAGGGCGGTACAAGTGGTCAGTGGTCGAATGGTAGTGCTTTCTCAAATGGTGCTGGTGGTTTAGCAGGTGTAATCACTGTGACATCAAACATTACCGAAATTTCACGCAAGCTTGGTAACGCTGGTACAGCTGCAAACCAAACAAACCACAAAGGCGGTGCTTCAGTAAGTCCAGAGGGTAATTGGGGTGCAGGTGGAGATGGCGCAAATGGAGTTGGTGATCTTGGTTGGGGTTTAGGTGGTGGCGGTGCTAGTGGCGGATTATTGGTTTGTAGATATTCTAATATCAGTGAAAAAATTCAATACATGACACTCATTGTTGGTGAACCTGGTGTTGCAACCGAAAGTAATGGTAACACTGGTAAAGCAGGTACTGGTGGCTTTGCTCGTGTAAGTACTGTTAAAGCTTAAATAGGTGAAACAGTATGAGAAATGATTATCGAAATGCTATTAGAGACTTAATTCACCGTAATCTTCAACAAAATAATATTCAGAATCTGATTGTTTGGGAAATCAAAGACGATGAATCTCAAGATCCATCACTGTTGAGTTTGAAATTATATGGTTCAAGAAACCATATTGATGCAGTACTTGTGGCGTGTGGTGTGAACGGCGTTTGGGAAAAGTTACCTCTTCATAAGGTGGCTTTTCCAAGGCTTGTTGATCTTTTAAGACTTCAAAAAGAATACTGGGAGGATAATTAAAATGTCAGCATTCAAGCCAGATGATTTACGCCGTGCCCAGCTGCAATTAAACCAGTCTTTGCAAAATGGTGGAGTTCGTAGAGATCAACAGAGCCGCCAGCGTGCAGATAGAGAACAGCGGGCATTTGCAGAAAAAGAAATTGAATATGATGATTGGGGACGAAAGATCCCTAAACCTATGTTCTTGCGACCACAAGATATTGCCCAAGGGGAAAAATATGATGTCGAAAGGGTACTTTTTACAACATTAGGTCAGCGAAATGGAGAAGTACCACGGCGTATTACCCGTGATGATATCTTGGCATTTCAGGAAAACATTCAACTATTAAAAGATCAGTATAGTAAGGGTATTACCCCTCAAAACATCATTAATTTAAGCCGACAAGACGATATTGACCGGGCAAATGAGCAAATCTATTTGGCGGTTCCAGTAAGCAGAAAAGCTGGTTTAGTTCACTTGCTTACTAATGCCGGACCAAATAGTAAAGTTTTAAATCATCACGTTGAGATTGAGTTTTCTAACTTTAAATCTGTTGTTTTTGATATCGATAAACAGGCATTAAACACCGTCAAAAACCGCTTGGCTAAAGGCAAAATCAAATTTCAGTGTGATTGCGAACGTCATACGTTCTGGTACCGCTATATGGCAACTATTGGCGGTTACAATTTAGGACGTGATGAGGGCGGCTTTCCAAAGATACGTAACCCGCATTTATCAGGTGTGGCTTGTAAGCATGTATTGCGCGTTGTTAAGTGGATTAGTTCACCATCTGGGATTGCCTACCTTAAAAAGGAAGTAGAGAAAGACCGTAAAAAACAAGTAGGTGCACGGTATAAGCAAACAGATAAGCAAATACAGAATTCAATTAACGAGCAAGTAAAGGATTTGATGAATGGTTCTGTTAAGCCAATCAAAGCCAATATCCAAAAAGCAGAAAAAGAAATGATGCGTAGAGCTGATAAAGTTGCCAAAAAGCTCTTAGAACGCGAATTAAAAACCCTCAAACGTTTTGAAGTGGAAACTGTTAGAGCGAGTCAAATTGAAAGAATTCAAGCCTTACATAAATCAGGCGCAATCGACAATGACATGTTAAATGTCTTTATGAAAGGTTTAAGTCGAAATGCTAAATAGATCAGTAAATCAAGTTGCAAATGGACGCCGTTTAGCAGCTAGACGCGTTGTTATGAATGCTCTAGCAAGTATTCCAGCGCAAATTTGGCGAAAAGAAGTAATTTTCAATAATCCGGCTGAAGATTCAAAACCTTTAGATCCTCTTTCTTTTGAAGCGAACACTTTATCGATCCAAGACGAACCCAACTACAATTATGAATATAAGGGCGCTGCTTATGTTCATTTCGATAAATTTAATGGTGGTTATATTCAAAAGAACTTCTCAATGAATAACCCCTCAGATTTGGTATTAACTGCTCAAGTAGAGCCATTTAATGATGAGTTGGAAGATGTAATGGAAAGGATAATCAACATCCCCGACTTGATTCTTAAAGAAGGGGACCTTTTAGGATTAATGATTTATGAAAATTTAATGTTGTGGTTTGAGATTGTGAATATTACTGGTTTTAGCCTCATGGCAGATTTTGGCAGTAAGTATGTTTTAAACCGTAGAGATGATTTGTTTATTTCACCTATAGGTGATGGAGAAACTAAATGAGCTATTTAATATTCAATGAAAAAGGTAAAAAGACAGGTGACATTGAAATAGCTGAACAATGTACTTCTGCAATTTTCAATTACCAGGTAATCGGGAACGGGGCAGAAGTAGAGTTTTTCGGAAGCAATATTCCATATGCAGATCCGCAAAACGATTCTCACTGGGTGTCTATTCTTACATTAACAGCTGCTGCGCCAGATACTGAACCGTTTAGACAGCATTGCTGGGATAAGCTCCGTTATAAAGTAAAAGCAGGTGATAATGTAGAGATTTATGTTTCTAGTGGAGTAAGTGGATAGCTATATAAATAAAGGGCTGAGATGGTCCTTTAGCTACATTTTCTTTGTCCTCAATTTTGGGGACTTTTTTATGTTTGGAACCGACCAGCTTTAGTAAAAATAGGCCATGTCAGACTTTCTGCATCTTACATAGAAAGCCAAAGGCTGGTTTAAAATGACTGTGTTATCAGAAGAAATTCGTAAAAAGTATGAGGCTCAACAAATTGCTACAGCTCAGTGCCGAAATTACTATTTCAAAAGTCCTGATGAGCTTGAAAATGGGTTTGACAGTGCACAAACAGCGGCAGAAGAGTACCCAGAAGTATTAAAAGCAATTTTTGATTCAATTGGCATCGAATATGCGCCAGAAGTTGATAAAGCTGTGATGTTTGGGGTATCACAATATCAAGCACGCCATGGGGGTGAATTACCGCATCCTTCAATCATTGCAGCTGCGTTAACTGCTGGTTTAAGTGGTGCTAAACAAGCTGGTTCTTTGCCAACTGATACTATTAGCTATTATGACAGTATTAATGAATCTGGATTTGATGATGTAAATCATCAGCATCATGAATCTGTAAGTATCGTCCCAGCGATTACTGTAGCAACCATTGCAAACGTTATCGCTTATGCAACGCCAATTGTCGCAATGATTCCAAATTCTAATGGATCAAATGAAGTTCCGTTAGTATCTATTCGTTTTGTCACCAATCGTGATTTTGGTGCAATGAAGAAATCAGAATACTTAGACGGTGCAAATGCCTCAAAGCCATATGTAGAGGGCCGTTTACGTTTTGCATTGTCAAATGGTGGTGCAGGTACAACTTACTCAGTAGTAGCACGAACCGGTTATGAAGATTTCAAGGCTAAAACCCCTGATGTAAATGCTAAGTTGCTTCCATTCATTGCTGGTAATGTATCAATCAAAATCAACGGTAAAGAAGTCGCGCATACTCGAAACCGTAGTAAATCAAAATTTTCTGGCAAGATTTCCGCTATCGCTGAAAAAAACGTATTTGTAAACGGCGTAGAGTATCGTGTTGTTGGTAGTGAAATTGACCTTAATGCTAGCAAAATTAGCGTGACTTTAAATGAAGCTTTACCTGCTGGTGCTAAAGTTGAAGTTCATCTTGTCGCTGATTTTGATGCGCGTGATGGTAATGGTAACTTCTTAATGACGCCTGTTGGTGTTGATTTTGAACCTGAATATGAAAATTTGGTGGCTTCACCAATTATGGCACAGGTTACAGCGGCCACCTTATTGCAGACTCAGTTGAATAATGAACTCAAACTCGGCTTCTTAGGTCAAGCTTTAGCAATTATTCAAGGTAAAGTTTTCTTGGAGCAAACGGTCCGTCTTTTAGGTGAAGCAAAAGATTTAGCTGAATACTCAGGCCACGAAATTACTTTTGATGCTTCTCGTGGTGTAACTGGTAAATTGGCAGCTGCGTTTAATACCACTGGTGATCTGTTTGGCGAAGTAATGAAGTTCATTTCGGCTGCAAAAATGGATATTAATCAGCGTACTGGTGGTTCTACTGTTGCATACGATTTGTATGTTGGGGATAGTGGTGCAGTATTCTTTAACCAACTTTCTAGCGATAAGATGCCGACAAAAACTGGGTACTCTGCTGGTTATGGTCAAATTGTCCGTATTGGTACTCTTGCAGATGGTACAAACGTTTACCACGCACCGACAGCACAAGAGCTTGTAGCTGAAGCAGATACAGCGTTTGATCTGCTTTTAGTTGGTCGTGGTAATGAGCCAATTCGTGCGCCGTTCGTTGGCTTTATTCAAACGCCTCTTTCAGTTATTGAAACTCGACCAGATGCGCGTGAATCAGTACTTACTTTAATCGGTGCTCAAGCAGCCGAAATGAACCCGTTAGAACGTTATGCTGATCAAAGCTATGTCATCCACTGTATCAATATGCCATCTCTTAAAAAATCGTAAGTAATACAAAATAAGGCGCATTTCGATGCGCCTTTTTACCCTATTTATTGAAAGGAAAATCTCATGGCTGCTGCAACACAAAACACTGACGAAACTTTAGCTTCAACTGACGAACAAGCGACTACTAAACAAAAAAACACACGTAATAAAACCAATAAAACTACAGAAACACAGAATACCCAAGCTGGTGATGAAAAAGCTTCAGACCAAGGTGATTTGTTAAATAGCCAAGGTCCTGAAGACGGCGCATCTCAAGATGAAGGTAATAAACCTACTGATTTGAAAAATGGCGATTCAGATAATGAAGAGTCCAATACTCAAGAAAATGGAAATCCAACTGAAACATCGAATGATTCTGTCAAACCTTCAAATGATCTAGATTCAAATGGTGGTAAGTCTGGTGATGATGTGGGGACGGAATCGGATCATGTCCTTAAAGAAACTGATACTTCTAAAGTTAATACTCCCATTACGGATTTGTTAACAGTATCAGGTGGGAGTAGCGTGGATCCGCTAGTTATTAAAGTTACTAATAACGGATTTTCAACAGTTTTAGAACCGTTATCACGTGTTGCTATTGAGGCAGGTAAAACAGCAAGTATTACGTGTCATAACCAAACATTTAAACATCAAGTACTGGAAAACTTACGTCAGTTGAAGGGGCTTGGTAAGAATCTAACTGTTGAGTAACAAGATGACTATTTTCATTATTGATGGCACGAACCCAATTATGGATGCTGTTGGTGATCATCCTACTGAACGAAGTATTACACTTCAAAATAACGGTTTAAGTGACATTACCGAACCATTTACGCAAGTTTTGGTACAAGCTGGTCAAAAGGTCACATTCACTTTGATCGGTGACGAAGCTCATAAACAATTGCTAGATAACCTAGATCAAATTAATGGCTTGAAAGGTAATGTACTTCAAATTGTACCTACTGAGGCAGAAGAGCCTACAGAACCTGCTAGCGGATTATAAAATTTAGGAAATGAAAAACCACTTTCGAGTGGTTTTTTTTACATTGGAACTAGCCAGAAAATCAAAAAAGCCAACGGCTCAAAATACTTAAAACAAATAGCCTTGGGCGTGTAATGTAATGAATATACTTGCTCTATCAAGTACAGGTGAGCTATCCCTTGTAGCAGGGGCCAGCCCATCACTAAAACTGGAATTTGATACTCACAGTTATCTTGCAAATACAGAAATCAATGTGGCCTTTTTTGCGAAAGTAACTAGCCCACGCGGTCCTGCAGATATTTCTATGCGTTTGGAAATCCGTGATGCGGTAACAGGTGATCAAATTGTTACTGTTCAGGGATTAGTAGATGGAGACATTGAAAATTCTGCTTCTATTGTCGCTGTAGCTGATGCGAAAGAATATTTTGAGCGTTTTGATTTATCGTTAGGTATTGATGCGTTACAAGCAATACTCAAATCAAATGCTTATAACGAATCAAATAGCTTAGGTCGTGCTTCAAAAACATTGGCATTGGAAGATGAATCGTTACCATCATTTAATCCAGATGAACTATATAAGATTCTGACGAGTCAATTAAGTACACCAGCATATCTGACTTTACCAAATCCTCATGATTTACCAATTTATGTTGCGGCACAACGTGCAGCTACAAAGTTACGTATTCCTTTGGATGCTGAAATCAACCCAACTTTTACAGCTGAGCAAGCAGCTCAATTTGCGACAAGTGTAGATGCACAATCACAGTTTGTTCAATTCATTTGGAGTCCGAACCTATGCCGTCCATCTGGTGCTGTCACACTAAGAGGGCGTAAGGTCCCAGCTTATTATTTGGGCCATTACATCGGCGATAAATTATTACGTAACGCAAAGTTAAATAAACAAGGCTTTGCGCCGTTAAAAAATGCAGTAGCTTGGAAAGATTATCCATTTACAGCAAAAAACTTAAGCCAGATGCCGAATATTGATCTTGAAGATGAACAGACTCAAGAAATGTTGGCAAAGGCTAAAGTAAATGTAGTTCGCCCAGTTAAGTTTGAAACTACATTATTCGTTTTAAGTGATGTATTAACCCAGTATCAAAGTAAAAATAGTGCATTGCGTTTAGTTCCTGCAGCTGAGATTGCGGCACGAGTTACGAATAAATGTATCGAAATCCTTAGAACTTACATGTTCCAAGCTACACCGGACTATATCAAAAAAGCTGGTGATGAAATTCAAGAGTTTTTAGAGGGTGCTTCTAGTGAAACAACCGGTTGGTTACAACCGGCTGAAGATCTAGGTGGTAAACCTTTTGAGTTCAGTTTAATACCTGACAAAGACTATCCATATGAGCGTGTACGACTCTATTTAGCCCATGGAGTTGTTGGTACAACTCGTGCCGCAATTTTTGATGACGACGTTTTAGTTAAATAATTTTAAGGATCTATCAAGATGAATCCATTTGGCCCAACTACAGAAAAACCTTTAGCTTTACGTGCTTTTGATTCAGCAGCGGAGAATATTTCTACCGTTGTAAGTAAGGTTTCAAGTACTGATCGAGAACAGCAATCTGTGATTGAACAAGTACGACAAATTGCTCTGAACATTCTATCTGATACGGTAGATACAATCAGTGAAGGTAAGCTTGAAGAAGGTGAACTGGGCGTTGATCATTTAGACGCATTAATTGTCGATGCATTAGATGGTGCAGATGATGAAGACGGTATCTATGAAAACGCTTTGATGGCGTCTCTTTCCGATGCTTTCTTAACATTTGGCGTTGACGCTACTGATATTGAAGAGATCTTTAGTGATGATACAGAAGTTGCTGATGCGGCGTTAGAAGCAGCAGCCAATACAGTTCTTGCTAATATGCCAGACGAAGGCCCTGAACTTGAAGAACTGGTTCGTGAGTTTATTTTCGGTGAAGCAGATGAAACTGAAGAAGGTTTCGATTCAATGGCTAAAAAAATTAAAGCTCGAAATGGAGCATTTAGCCAACGGAAAGTAAATGGGCGAAAAATTCACTACCGTGGTGTGCTGGCTATTCGTCAAGGTGTCAAAACCGTTGTGAATAAACGATTACCTGGTCAAAAGGTCCGTTTAACTGCAGCACAAAAAGCTGGTATGAAAAAAGCTCGACTTCATGCTTTTACTGCAAATGCAATCAACAAGCGTTTACGTTCATTCAAAAAAGGTAAACGCTTAGGTATTTACTAATTACTCATAGGTAAGGTCATTTTTGGCTTTACCTATAATCCATTTAATTAAGGAAATACTCATGAATACAACTCAAATCATAGGTGAAGCGCCTGGTATTCAATATCAGAAAAAAACTGATAAAACAGAAATAAAGACCAATCAATCATTAACTGACACAATTATTATTGGTCGTTTTATGCGTGGGCGTTTTGATGCACCGATGACAATACATAAGGGTAATATCCGTGGTGAACTTGGTTATGAACCAAATAATCCTGATTATCGTTGTGTCCAAGATGCGCTAGATCGGGGTGTACCTTCATTACAGGTTCTGCGAGTACCACCAAATATTGGATAAGTTCTAAAAAGAAAGCCAGCTGTATAGCTGGCTTTAATATAAGGGGAGTTCCAGTAGGAACGTCTTAATTTAATGATATGCCCTTTCAGTTCACAGGTTCAAAAGGAAAGCGTTTTAATACTTTGCCAAGCTCAAGTACTTCATCCTTATGAAGAAACTCCCATAGCCCATTAAACTTTTCGCGTAGTTGCACGACATTAATGGGCGTGTGGTGTAGAGAATATTGCTGTACTGAAAGAGCGCCGTTTTCCTGAATCGAAATCCAGAAGTTTTTCGGACCTTTGGGAGATTGATACTTTAGCTTCTCACCTACATGCTGTGCTATTTCATAAGCTAGCGGATTTTCTAATGCTGGATACCGTGCAGCGAGATTATCTACAAATTTTTCTAAACGTTTAAGTGTATCTGTTTCGGTTGGGCCTAGCTCATGAAGTGGTATTGTCTCAAGATACTGCTTCGCATCATCAAAATGGATTGAAAGCAATTGGCTATATTTAGCAATTCCAAAGTGGCGATTATGACGTATCCACATAGAGGCTCTTAAACTTCGATCTTTTCCTGCACGACGATCGACGATTGCATGTAAAGCATGCTGTTGTTCAGGTGAGATAGCTTTTCTATGATTGATTACTTGGCCTTTTGTCCAGTAATTCCATAAGACATCATCACATTCGTTTTGGTACATGATGACAGTGTCACGAAGTTCAGGTTTTACTTTGTTAGGACTGATGGTGGTGAGCCAAGCAAGAAGTTTTCTTAGTGGTAGACAAACCATTTCCTGTAAGTCGCCAAGAGTAGGTATAACGATTTTCGTTATACCCCATCGTTGAGGATTGGCATTCAGTTTTGCTAATTGAGACTGCCAAGCTAACCCCATACCCTCAACAATAGGCTTCATGGGTGTATATGGCTGACCATCATGTTCCACCAAGTACAACTCAGCATTGTGGAAAGGTACGGTGATTTGAGTTAAAGTAGTCATGTCTAATTTCCTCTTAGAGATTGGATATAACCCCTTGTTTACTTTGATCGGTACAAGGGGTTCTTTTTATCAAGACCATATCCTGTCCTGATGAGTTAAATATAACAACTATTAAATATAATAGCAATTGCGAGTATTAATAAAATTATATTTAATAGCAATTGCGAGTATTAATAAAATTATATTTAATAGCAATTGTTCTTGTGATACACTGAACTAAATATTTTTTGGTATATCGTGATGGTTGAAAAAAACAATGTCGCAACTTTGCGAGAGCAAGCTGGTATGACAGTTTATCAATTAGCTAAACAATGCGGATTTATATCAAATAATCATGTGCTTAATAGGTATATAAAAGATGCAGAAGCAGGAAAACACATCAGTGTTTATCGTGCCTTACTCATTTACACCGAACTAAAAAAAGCTGGTGTATGCGAGAAGTTTGAAGATGTCTTTTGGCTTGAATGTGATGATAAAGATATCGAAAACTAAAATATTTTTCTTGTGGAGTTGGAACTAACTAACTTCTAAGCTTTCCTCATTGTAAATAATGGCTTTATTCAATGAATAGGGTCATTATTATGTCCAAAGCTTTAGCTTATGCACCGGCAGTAAATACAGCTAGAACAAAGTTGCCCAGTACTGAATCAGATCCTTTCTATTTTAGGCACATTACAAGAAAATCAGTTATTATGAAAATCATAACAACTTGATTAACTATTTGTTTTAACTTAACAAACTGAGAAGCCCAATCTAAGCCAATGCCATCAACGATATGCTTCATGGGCGTGTATCGGGGTGTACCTTCAGTACAGGTTCTGCGAGTACCACCAAATATTGGATAAAAAGCTGATTTAAAAAGCTACCTTTTAGGGTGGCTTTTTTATTAAGACCTATTAAGTGGTTGTTAAACAGGTCTTGAAACAGATCTTCAAATTGTTTATATTGAGTTAACCCTGTAGCAAACTTAACTTTCTGAGGACGGTTCTAATCAATTGGCTACAAATTGATGTAGGACACATCAAATGAGAAACGTCATGAACCACATAATCCATAGTCGATTTGTGGCTAGTGTTTCTGAATTAAAAAAGAATCCTACAGCAGTTGTACAAAATGCTTTTGGCGAAGCAGTAGCTATTCTGAATAGAAATAATCCAGAATTCTACTGTGTTCCGGCAGCAATGTATGAACGCATGATGGATCTAATTGAAGATCAGGAACTAATTAAACTAGCCGAGCAAGTTGATACTGACGAAACTGTGAAGGTATCTATTAATGAGTTACGAGCTAGAGTTCTCAAAAACAGCTCTTAAAAAGTTTGACAAACTTAACCCACAAATCGCTGAGCAGTTTATTCGTAAGCTGGAAGCAATCCTAGATAACCCTAAGATACCGAAGAATAAGCTGAGAGGATCAGTTGATCTATATAAGATTAAACTGAAATCAGCAGGATACCGCCTTTTATATCAAGTCAAGGATGATGTAGTCGTAGTTCTTGTTCTTGATATAGATAGGCGAGATGTTATCTATAAACAGATGTGATATAGCCCGCTTTTGCGGGTTTTTTTATTAATATAAAGTCAGTTTTCTAAAATGGAACTGATTAAAAACCAATAGCAAAAACATCATTAATCTTGTTGCATAAATCTGCATTTTGAGCATCAAAATTATGCAACAATCTAATCCGATTTTACTAAATCAGCTTAAACAAGATTACATTGCTCTACAGCAACTTGGTTCACCCTTATTAGCATGTCAGGGGATGTTTGTTCCTCGTGGCATGGAAGACCTTCGCTTCTTATTTAAAAGTTGCCCACGGCCAATTGTGAGTAATGAAGATCCAGCAGAAGTTCAATATGCTGGTGGATTTACTGGAATTGTTGCTGGTCCTCCGAAAACCCATTACACAGGCAACCTTCAAATCCTAGTAACTGAAGCAGGGCATGATCAATTATTAGCTGAATATGTCGTAGCTAGTGGTGGAATCATCCATGGTGATTATTACGATGGCCGATTAGGAAGTTTTACACGCTCATATGCACTTGAAAACTGTGCTATTCGCTTTGAGTCAGCTGAGTATGATTCAGATAGCCGATCTCAAGTTATGACTGTCTCTTGCCCAATCGACTATAACTACTTTGGTAGCTTCGCAAACATTGGTACCAACGGCAGTATTCAGCCGGGTAAAAAAGAAATTGATGGTACAGCTGAGCTTGTTAATCGAGTTCAGCAAGTGATCAATACTGCTCAACAAGCAACTAATCTTGCAAATGCTGTGCAAGGCGTTGGTCGTCAACTGGGCAATCTATTTGGGTGATGGCAATGAAGTTATTACCTGAATCAGAAGGGTATGCTGTAGTTGCTGGTTCTATCCAGCAACTATCAGAAGAGCTCTATAAAGAATATCAATTATCGGGCTATTCAATTTTGCTTGATGATATCGTAAGAGCATTTTTAGAAGAGGCTAAATACTATGCAGGTTGGGCGGTATTAGATTGTCAGACTAAAGCTTCTACAAGTATTGAACTGAATGAAACTATTGAACTTAGCGGCGATGAGTACGTAATCATTCAACCTGTAGTAAAAGCTCATTGTGATCTTTTGCAAGCGAGATTGGTTGAGTCGACTCGTGGACTCGGTGTCGAAAGTTATGGATTATCTGTCTCGGAAGCTCAACAGATCTATAATGAAAAGAAAGACGCTTTACCAAAGCTTGCATTTTGTATGGCCCCTATAAGTTTTAACATGGGGAACCGTTAATGCAAATCACCATTGTTTCTGCGGGTAAAATTATTCCAGCTTCTGAGCTCATTAGCGCAACTTTAAGAACTGATCTTGTACCTATTCCAGCATCCATTGAGTTTACAGTTCAATCAACCACTGAATTAGACTCCCTTTTAAAAGAAGGGGAACAACTTACTGTAAATGACATTTCTCATCCTTTTGAACTTATCAAAGTTACCCCTTTAAAAACTCAAACTATTAAACAAGATCGCCGTGTTGGTGGCATCTCTTGTATTGGTATTTTGGCTGGTTGTAAAAGACTTATCGAATACTCAAAGCAAGCAATTATTAGTAATGAAACTTCTTTTAATTCTGTAATTCGAGCTTGTGGGGCAACTATTAGTCTAGGCAATGATCTGCCTTTGCCTAAATTTGTTTGTTTAAAGGGGAGTATGCCTACACAGCGCTTGGCTCATTATCTACAACAAGAAGCGGCTGTAATTTGCTTTCAAAATAATAAAGTGTCTGCTCAAAAAATTGATTCTTTCTTCAAAAAGGAACCTATCACAAAACTAGATCCTAGCAGTGTCGTTTGGATATCCAGTAAACCTTTGGAACTGATGCAAAAATCATCTTTTGTCACAGTTGAGAATAACGGTTCAACGGTTGTTGGTGATGACTCAATAACCCCAGGCCACACTGTTACGCAAAGAGCTGGTTTAGATGCCCGACAAGTCAAAAACTTGGAAAAAGTTTTGATTATGCGTGGGACCATTATTAGACCACTAAATTTGAACTGGAATGCAGGCGATATATTTGAAATAGATAGTAAGAAGTATGTCGTTTTAACTGCTGCACATCATATAGATACAGGCGCAATCGGGGGATCAATGGGGACTTCATCAAAGTTCTGGATTGCTAATTTGTAGGTCAAATATATGAATGGTTTAAAACGTGCAAAGATTTTAAGTTACAACGCAAAAGGTCGTACTGCACAAGTACACATTCATGGTTTAACTGATGGCGCGAGTGAAGGAATTACAGCAACTTTTGCCTATCCAGTCGGCGATAGTGATTTAGATACAGAAATTCAAATTGTGGATGGGGAAGACGTCTATGTCTTCTTTGAAAATGGTAATGAAGAACGTCCAGTAATCCATAGTTATGTCAGTCACGGAGATGGTGCGATTGTAGGGGTGCGCCGTATTCGACAAGACAATATTGAATTTATCTCTAAAGAAAATTTAAAAGTAGATTCTGGCACAACCGTTTCAATCAAAACGCCGTTAATGAATGTACAAGCTAATACTCAACAAACTGGTAATAGCACATTAACGGGAAATAGCACTGTAGTGGGTAATACTTCAGTTGCGGGCAATAGTGCTGTAGCAGGTAGTATGGCCGTTGGCACAACGCTTACGGTTGCAGGTGTGCCTATTGACCCTAAAGCTATTGAGGGTGCATTTAAAGATGCTCTTGATAAATTAGAAAGTTTAAAGGAAGAGTTAAAAGAACAAGGCGAAAAAATTGATGAAAATAAAGATCAAGTAAGCCAAGAGATTGAAGAAAAAGTAAAAGAAGTAGAAAAGTTAATTGAAAATATTAAAGATTCTGATGCATTTAAATTGCTTGAAGAAGGTATCAATCATATTGATGAAGAAGTGCAAAAAATACATGATCAAGTAAAAGAAGTTGGTCAAATTGCGCAAAATAAAGTTGATGAAGTAAGAGCTTATATTGATCAAGAAATTATTGATACCAAACTAATTGTTGAACAGCATGCCAGTGATGCAAACATTCGTTTAGATGAAGCCAACCAACGTATTGATCAGTCTATTCAAGCGAATGAAGCGCTGGTTGCAGATGCTCAGCAACGTGCAATTCGTGCTGAAAAAGAACTCGATGACAAAATCGGATTTATTAAAAGAGAAACAGATTCAATCATTGCTGATGTAAGAAGTGATGCAGATGAAATTCGATTAGTCGCAGAAAATGCAAAAAAAGTAGCTGATCAAGAAGTTCTAGACCGTAAAAAACAAGCTGCTGATACTCTTATTGTTATTGATCAAACTAAGGCCGCCTTAAAACAAGACATTGATCAAAACTTAGTAAAAGCTGGTCAAATGATTGATGATGCTAAATTAGCATTAGGTGAAGAAACTAATACACTCATCAATCAAAAAATTGAACCTATTGTTAACCAAACTGAAGCTGCAGTTAAAAAAGTTGATCAAGTTGCAGCCCAGTATGTTGACCTAGATAAAAAAGTCGATTCGGGTCTTCTAGCTGAAGCTGAAGCACGTGCAAATGATAAAGAGGCTTTAACTCAAAGTTTTGAGCTTAAGTTTGCTGAAATGCAAAACGAATTCGGTAAGTCAAACGCTCTAATTTCAGAAGAAATAAAAACTCTAGCAGCTCAAGATAAAGCGTTTACTGAGCAAATTAGCACCGCACAATCACAAATTGGTGACAACAAAACTGCTATTAACAAAGTCGAACGTACTGTAAGTGATTTGAATCAATCTATTGCTGAGAAAACCTCACAAATTGAATCTACTCTTAAAAACTCACAAGAACAAATAGAAGGTAATGCCGCAAACATCGAAAAAGTAGAATCTTCAGTGAAACTTGTTGATGAGAAGGTTGTTTCAGAAGCAAAAAAACTTGAAGAACTAAAAACTGACTTTAATTCGAATAAAACTAAAACAGAGTCGGATATAGCAACAATTGCTCAAACAGTTTCTGATGGTGATAAAGCCTTATCTTTACGTATCGACTAAACGAAAGCAGCTTTGGAAGAAGCTGATCGGAAATCTAATGCAAATATTTTAGAAGTTACTGAGTCACTTACCGAGTTGGAACAGTCTACTGCTTCGAAATTTAGTGAACTTGATACAAGTATCTCTAAAGAAAACTTAAAGGTACAAGGGCAAATTACTGATATTCAAAAAAGTGTTTCGACCTTAGAAAGTAATACAAATACAAGCATAAATGGCCTTTCATCATCACTTAAAACTACTGATGATCTTGCAAAACTGGCTTTTGATAATGCAGCAGAAGCGCAGCAAACAGGAACAACGGCGGTAAAAGCTACCGAAGCCCTTTCTCAAAATTTATTAAGTCTAAAATCTCAAACTCAAGTAACTTCTGGGGTACGTGCAGTCGTCACGACAAAAGGTATTGATGACTGGACACGTTGGCGTACCACTGCAGAAGCGAAAGTAATTCAAGATTCTGATGCACTAGGTGGTTATATTCTTGAGCTTGGGAATAATGCTGATAATGATGAAACATGGGTTCATTGGAATGAGTTTGTAAAAATTAACCCAGATACACTTTATCGGGTTCGTGCACGTTTCCGCCGTGTACTCGGTGAAAATGGATCTATTTATCTTGGTGTTGCATGTAAAAATGCAGACCAAAGTAAATACGTAACGACTACAAACACCCTTGCAGAAGATATGGGTTCTTCTAACTACTTATTGTCGGCCATTAAACCTAATTTAGGTGAGTGGCAAGAAGTAGTTCTATACATGAAGGGTAAGTCTACTGGGGCAGCAACTGGCTTAGGGACAATTGATAATCCGCGTACTTTCCCCGCGCAAGCTGAATTTTATGCCCCAATCTTTATTGCAAACTACAACTTCCAGACAGGAATTTGTCAGCTTAATTACATTATTGTTGAAGATAACAACTCATTAGCTTCAGCTAATGATGCAACCGCAACAGCAAATGATTTATTCAAAACAGCAACTAACAGAACAGAAGCTGAAGCTGAAAGGACCAGTAAGCTTGAAACAAGAATGCAGAATGCAGAAACAGGTATTCAGAGCAATGCTCAAGCTTTATTGAAAACAGCTACAAAGAGTGATCTCGAAAGTGCAATGGGCCGTGTATCGACTGATATAACAGCTGCTGTAGATAATTTAAAAATCGGTGGTGTTAATGCTGTTGCTAATTCAGAAGCTCCTAGAACATCGACAGCTACAACAAGTCGTGAATACTTAATGTATGAACGAAGCAAAGAGTTAAAAGTTTTTTATGACGAAAACTTAGATAAGCCGGTTACCATTTCATTTGAAGTGAGTGTACCTGTTGCCGGTTCGGTTCAGGTTTACTCATCTAATGGTTCTGCCCACTTTTTCACAACTTCAGTTACAGTAACTAAAGCAAATGAATTTCAAAAATTTGCAGTGACGGTTTTTCCTAAATTAAACACTGGCAGTTCAACTGAATCTACAATTGAGTTTTACGGTACATATGGCTCAGGCCGAATTCCAACAATTCAAAAATTACAGATCGAAGCCGGCAATAAACCTACAGCATGGAGCCCAAGCCCTCGGGATACGCAAAGCTCATTAAATGCTAATGCAGAAGCGATTAAGATCACTCAAGCGGAAGTTAAGAAGCACGGCGAAACATTGTCTTCTCAAAGTTTAGATATTTCTAAGCTTAGAAATGATCTAAATTTAACTAATAATGAAGTAAATAAAAAGGCTTCGTCAGAAGCATTGGAAGCAACGAAATCAGATGTAACAGAACAAGCTGGACAGATTAAAGCAGTTACAGAGCAAGCAACAGCACTCTCTGCAAGTTTGAGTAGAGCCGCAGCTGCTGGTTCGAATTTGCTTATCCAGTCAAATGTTGTGGGTAAATATAACGGAACTTCATATCCTCATCTTTCATATAAGCTAGGCGAGGATTGGGAGGTAGGCGCAAAATACACTTTAATGTGGTGTGCCGAACATCAAAGAAATGGTGCGGATACAAACTCTAATTTGGCAGTTTATGCTGGGGGAGGTCAGCAAGCCTTACAATCCGTTGTTAATACAAATGGCAAAGTTATTAATAAAATAACCTTTGTTAAAAATAATCAAGTTATTGAAAAACGTGCTTTAAATTTTTACATGATTAACAGTCCTACTGCTGCTCAAGGTTCAGTCGGAACGGTTTATTGGGCAGTGCTTGTCAGGGGTGACTTAATCACTACTGAATCGTGGATCCCCAGTGCTTATGACTACAACGCTGCAGTAGACCAAGTTAATGCAAACTTTAATGATTTCAAACAAACATATGTGACTGAAAAGGAGGCACTAACAAAGAGAACATCAAGTCTTGAAACTGGACTTTCAAATGCTGAAAAAAATATCGATAACACCGCAAAAGCACTGCAGAACTATGCAACCACAGCAAAGTTAGACGAAGCTACAGCAAATCAAACTAATCAGCTTAATGCTCAAATTAAAAATGTTAAAGCATCTATTGAATCTGCTAATGATAGTGACTCATTACTGCCAGATTTTAATTTAAAAAACCCTGAAGATTGGATTAATTACTATAGTTATGATTTGAAAATCCACTTTAAAACAACTAATACAGGTAAAGTTGGCAATACTGTCTTTAGAAAAGATTCTTCGAATCAAGCAGGATGTTGGATATATAGCCGTAAAGCTTTACCGACAAATCGTTCATATAAAGTTAGCTTTTGGGTCCGCCGAAGTGCAGATTCTACAGGTGATTGCAGCATTACGGCTATGTATGGCAAAGCTGATGGTAGTTTTTCAAATGCTACAATCACTGCATCAGCGATTGCTTTAATTAGAATTCCAGCAAACGAAGAATGGGTATATATCGAACAGGTTGTAACTTTTAATACTCATCCACAAATGAAGTTAGGTTTTGCGCTTGGACACAATGGCAGTGGTGGTTGGTGGGAGTTACAAGCTTATCGGGTAAATAGCGTTTTCACAGACAAAGATGTAGACACATCACTTGTACGCGCTACACAACTACAAAATTATTCGACTACTGCTGACACAAATAAAGCAGTTGCCGCAGCTACAGATGCATTGGAAGCAAAATTTAAGCAGAAGTTCGGAAATTTATGGACAGATAGTTCAGCAACACTGGATAGCACCCGTTATACAAAAGCAGAAACAAATAAAGCTATAGCTGAAGAAAGTAAAATTCTAAAAGCAACAATCTCGTCAAGTGGTGGAGACAATTTAATCAAGAATGGTGATTTCTATGCGCCTTTTTCAATCTCTAACTGGCGTCAGAATGCTGTTGTTGAAGGTAATGTTCTAGAAGTTTTTAAGGATGCTTATGGCGCAAACTGGGGGAGATTCCGCTCTACGAATTCGTCTACATATTTTAAAGGTTTTATCGAGTCAATTACGATAGCTGATGGTTTAGAAATAAATCAAACCTATACGTTGTCACTTAAAGCCAAAGCTCTAACTGCAGCACAAAAAACTTTGCTATTAATCATCCATAGATATGATGGTAGCAGTAATAATCAGGTTGTTAATGAATGGAATATTGCAACAGATAAAGAAGTATTATGTACTTATACTTTTGATACAAATATCAATAACTTACAGTATATTAATATTATCCTATGTGCTCAAGTAGGGTATGCTCCTGATTTCTTAATTCGAGAAGTTCAATTAGAGAAAGGTGAGTTAGCAACAGGATTTAGAAAAAATCCTCGTGAAATTGAGAAAGGTTTAGAAGCTAACTCATTAGCAATTACAGGTACTAAAACAGATGTTCAGAAAAATTTAGAAAAGATCCAAGTACTAACTGAAAATTATACAACTCTGAAATCTACTGTTGATACGAATAAATTAACAGTTGATGGGAAGTTTCAGGAAATAAACTCTACAATTAGTGATAATCAACAAAATATAACCCAATCAATTAATAGCTTAGATTCTAATTACAAGCAGTTAAATCAAGATCTAGGACAAGTCTTTAATTACAGAGTTTATTCTTCAGGCTGGAATAATGATTTTACTGGAATCAAGAACTTAAAAGGTGAGACTATATCTGTAGCTTCTAACCGCGGCTTTTCTGTGCATGTTTTAGCAGCAGATGGCTCGATTGCAACTTCAACTCGATATGACACATATGGTGACCCTGCAAACGCCGTTGCCATGAGTAATGCTATTAATGAAATACCTAAAGATACTTTTGTGATAATCACAAATTATGATTACATTGCTATGAATTTAAACACAGTTAAAGCTGCGTTACTTTCATTAGGTGCAAATCAATTTACTCTTGATCAGATTACGGGAAGGGATGCATATATCCTAATTGGTCAGAAAGGAATAGGGGCTGGAAGAGGTATTGAGCTCCATGCAACTCCTGATTCTGGTCTGAATGGTGCAAAACAGATAATGGTTGCTGTTCAGGTCGTTAGTGGCATTCCTCTAGGTTTGGCAAATAACAGTGGAAACTTGCAAAAAGTTTTGGAAAATCATGCTCAAATTCTTCAACAAAAAATTACTCGATCTGATGCAAAAGAAGTATTTGCAGAAGAAATAAAATCCTTTTCAGCAAAACTAGATACTATTCAATACGCAGAAGACAATTGGATTTTATTAGGAGATGAAACCAAAACATTAAATGTTTCAACAGGCACAAATCAAACTTTTCCGGTCTGGGAACTACAATATAAAATTAAAGAACTACCAATCGCTAAAGGTGATCCTGTAGTTATACGAATCAAATATAATGCTTCGGCAGGTCTAATTGGTGCAGTTTGTACCATCCAATTTCACGGCGCGGTATATGGGCTTGGTTTACCATTATTTACTGTTCAAGCAAGTGGAGAATTAGAATTAACGGGGATTTTTCCAAGTGATGTAAAAGCTACGAATTTTGAATTTGTTCCTCTGGGTTTAAGATTTGATAATGCTCCTTCAGCGGGCACATTTTCAGTTTCGAATATTTTCATTAGCCGAGGAAATTCTGCTCCTAATTTCAAAGGAGGATTTAAAACTACTCTTAAACAAAATGCGAAATTTGTGGAAGATACATTTATCAATGCTGATGTTAACAAAGGTGTTATTGCACAACAAATTCAGCAATATGACGCTTCTGTACCAGGTGGACTTTCAACGGTATTAAAAACTACTAAAGCAGCAGCGGATCAAACATCAAAAGATTTAATTAATCTTCGTAATAATGATATTACTCAGCTCCAAACAAGCACCGACAATCTGGGTTCAGCATTAGAAAATACAACTAAGCTTGCAATGATGATTACTAACGGTAAGTTGCTTTACGGTGATGTAAATTTCAAGAAAGGAATGAACAACGTCGGCACTTATAACAATCTAGGCAATGGTACAGTTAGTGTTACTCGTGAAGCTAAAAGTGCTGACAATCCGACAACTTCAACTCATGAACTTAGAATCGTTACAACTGGTTCAGCAAGCCCGAATTTCGGCGGTTTTCATCAACAGTTTTTCACACGTTCAAATGCTATTTTTATCATTAAATACCTGATTAAATTACCTATCGGCTACAAGTTATATCCTGCAGCAAATTTAATGGGCGATGGATCAGTAGATAAATTCATTGGTAGCACTGACGGGACGGGGAGATTTGAAGTTTATGTTCGTATGGTTAAATCCGGTGCCACCGGAAGATTCGATACTTCTGGATTCGTACATGTAGCGGGTGGACCAGCCCCAACACCTGAAAGCCCTCTAATCTGGACTTTAGCTCAAATTGAATGTTATGACGTAACTGACTATGCATCTGCAGATCCTAATTTACAAGATTTCGTTTCCACAGCTAACGAGTCATTAGGGACATTAACTAATTTTAAGGAGACATGGGCAAGTAAGCTTACTGAAATGTCTTCTAAATTGGATAGAACTAATAGTGCATATATTCTTAATTCTGACCTCACAAATACAAATATTGAAAGAGCAATTGCTGCATCGTCAAATCAGTTAAAGTCGGAATATATTGATCCATTACAGAAAAATACTGAAAGCTTAAAAGAAAATATTTTAACGAATGTTGACTTATCAGGTTTGAATCCAGATATTTACTATCCTGTTATCTTTCAGTTGGCTACCGGTAAGCAAAAGTATGATTTTAAAGTATTTTGTACTTTAGGCGGCCAAAATAATAGTAATGTGCCTTGGGCTACACATGGTACACGCTCTTTCGGTCTTAATTGTGAATGGAGTGTTACCGCCAATGGATGGGGTACTCAAGCAGAAAATAGAATTATTGATAAGTTCTCTTTTAGCTGGACTGCACAATCACCTTTAATAAATATTAAGCAAATGCCTAACTCTTCAATTGAAACTGTCTTTTTACGGGGTGGGGCGAGATATGATATTTCACACTATAAAACGATTACACCACTTATTAAAACTGAGTCTTTCACAGCTTTGGGACAATCTATTGAACCAATTCAATATAATTCGTCACTTGTACCAGTACCAATTTTTGCAGAAATTGTAAAAGCTCAAGACACAGCTGCTGCAGCATCTAGAACAGTTGCTGACATACAAAGAGATTATGTGACTTCTTCAAAATTGAATGAGGCAGTTGCTTCATCCAATGAACGATTATCAGCCCTCTATTCAGCAAATAGCCAAACCATTATGGCGTCTGCTTTGCAAACTTTTGAGAAAGATTGGATTATTAGAACGCCTAGCGGCTCAAGAATAGGTATGCGTTTAATTGAAGATCAAACTTGTCGTGGTGGTTATGCATTACGAATGGGAGATAATTCTGGCAACGATGAAATCTGGCTAAACTGGTTCTCTACCTTACCAATTGATGATAATAAGATGTACCGGATTAAATACCGCTACAGAAGGGTGTCAGGTGCTGGTGTCGTTTATGTGGGGGCCACCTGTTTTAATGCCGCAAAATCTGCATTTATTACAGATGCGAATTACATAAATGGAGATATTGGCTCAAGTCATTATGTGGTTGGAGGCGCTGCTCCTGCCTTGGGTTCTTGGGTAACTGGAGTTGCTTATTTCAAGGGTAGATCTGCTGGTGCAAGTAGTGGGGCTGGAACGCTTGCTAACCCTAAAACATTCGCAAATAAAGCAGCTTTCTTTACACCTGTTTTTATTGGTAATTATTCAGCTCAAGCAGGCGAAGTAGATCTTGATTACATTGATATTGAAGATGCAGACAATATTGCTGAATTTGAGAGTTTCAGGACCACTTATACAACTGATGTAGGAGCTTATGCAGGTTCTCTTCAAACCCTAACTTCTGTTTATGGTCCAAATGCAATTAATCTTAAGTCTCAAGTTGATTTGATCAATGGGATGAAAGGTAAATATGTAATGGGTATGGATAACAACGGCGTTTTCTCAGGTTTATCCATGGTAAGTGAACAAAATAATGGAACTGTCCAAACTTCTATAGGTTTCCAAGCTGATAGAATTTTCTTCACAACAGGTACTTCTTCTACTAAATACATGCCGTTTATAGTCCAAGACAATCAAGTCATTATGAATAGTGATGTATTTATTAAGAATTTGACCGCAGCAAACTTCAAAGCGAAGTCTTTAACAGCTGAACTGTTTAAAGTCGATAAATTGAGCGCGATTGCTGGTGAGTTGGGGACATTAACTACCTACAAGGATCCGGCTAAACCCAATGGTGCAAGGATGGTTTTAAGCGGCAGTTTAATTACGGTTTACGACGATAATAATGTTGTCAGGGTTAAATTAGGGCTGTGGTAGTGAAGAGGGGCTAGTTATCTAGCCCTTTATTTTTGGAGGACAATATGCCACAAGGCTTACAAGTATTTGATGAGTCTAAGAATATATTATTAGATGCTACTACTCGTATTACTAGACTTATTGGTAGGGTTGAAGGTGGTAGTCCTCCCGGTATCTCAGGTTCAGTAACAATACCTACTGACAGTATTGGTAATGGTAATATATTTTTTATTATCGATTTATTACCCGGCTATGGAAGTAATCTTGCAGAGATGACCTACAATAAATTAACTATTTCAGGTAATACAATTAACTATGCAGGTCTAGTTACTGGATTCTATTATGGGGTTTATTAAATGGCTGCAGGTTTTCAAGTAGTTAATGATAGAAATACTATTCAAATTGATAGTAATTATAGCAATCTACACTTACATTCTGTTTTAGATATTAAATCAGGGGTACTAATTGATAGTTTACCCGGTTTTAATCCTAGATGGCGTTTTGATGGGAAGATGCGTAAGCTTAGTGTTCCAAAAGCTGATTTACCTCTTCCTGTTATTGCTTTAGAAGTTATTAATGACTGTAGTTGTGCTTTTGGTGGAATTCAATCTAATGGCTATAATTGGGATATTGTTGTTTACTACGGTAAGCGAGTAACAGGCGGTGTATGGACTATAGAAGAACCCCCAGCAGCTAAGGTATATATATTTTCTACTAGGGTTCAGCCCTTATCATCTGGTGTAGGTTTAGAAATCTACAGAGAAGACGGTACTGTAGCTTTTTCATCTCAAGCTAAGCCTTTAACTATTGTAACTAGTTTACAAGAGATTAGTGGGGTTGATTATTTATATTCAGGAAATATAGCTAATAAGGCTTTATTATTTCAGGGTATGGATGTTATATGGAGTTTTTCTATGGATGTTGATGAATTTTATGTATCAACTTTCTATGGATATCAAGATAATAAAATTTATCAAATTGGTAGAAACACCTCTGACCCTAATGGACATATGATGCCTGAATTATATGCTTGGTTTGATCATTTTGAAGTTAACACACATAGTTGGTATCAATTAACAGCTCCTTATCCTTTGTTAATTGATACGACTATTCTTAATTAATTTTAATAAAAAGAAAGCCCCTTAATTGGGGCTTTCTCCATTTAAATGCATTTTATGCAGGCTGATCATTACTTTGTGGTTCTTCTACAAAAGTGTAGTTAACTGCAATGGAACCAGTCTCCAAATCCCAGCCTAGGTTTAATGTTTTGAAAGCAGGACGATTATTATATCGTTGACTATTTACAATATCTTTTGTCTTTTGAGCTAATTCGATATCTAAATCGTTAAATACTTTAACTTCAGCCATGAGCTTTTCCTTTGAACAGATTAAAAAATAAGTTCAGATAGAATTGCATGCAGTTAATTAATGAAATCTGTAGGGTTCCAATTCACTTTGGAACCCATCTAAAAGTAAAAAAATAGCAGCCTTCAAAATACATAATTATTTAGGTATTTTGGCTTCGTTATGTCTTCTCGGTTCTTATCGTTGTTACTCGGTGAAAATGTTAATTCATATGATCAGCAATTCGATACGTCTAATCAGGATGCAACAGCACAGCTATATGAAACTATGGCTCCGTTTTCACTTGGGACTAACCAAACCAAAGCCAATAAGAAGCGTACTCGGAAAGAAATTCTTACTAAATGGGAGAGAATGTTACGCTTTGCACCTATCGCAGAGGGTATGGGGATTCATGTTTCTGCAGCCTTAGGCGGCGATTCTTATAGCGGCCAACAAGTCTTTATTACGCCCGCAGAACGGTTAAAAAAGGCGAATGGACCAGCAGCTGAAAAACTAAAAAAACAACTAGATGAGCGCCGTGTAAAGATGGAAAAGCTGATCAATAAGTATTTAAGCAAGCTAGCCCGAGATGCAATTTCATTTGGTGATTCTTATGCACGTATTTACGGGAAAAAAGATAAAGGTGTAATTGACCTCGTATGTAATGAGTATACTTATCCACCATTAATACAACCTTTCGAACAAGGCAGTAAGACTGTCGCCTTTTTTTGTTTAGATCCTCGCAATTGGCAAAAAACTATTACCAAACTGAATACTATCCAAATGGTACGTTTCAAAATGCCCCGTATGAGCAATATTGCTCAATATGAGCTTGTTGAAACTGGTCTTGTCACGAAAATGTTGGAGGGTGATGATCCAGATGAGCTACCAATCTTACCCGCGCATTTAGGCGGCTCATTTCTTTATGAGATTGAAGATATTTATGATGATGTAATCCTCGCTTTGGCATCTATGAATAGCCAGCAAATCGCAGATACCGTAAATCAGATGTTCTTGACAGTAAATATGTCAGGAATGCCGCCAGCACAACGTCAAGCCTATATTCGTGGTTTAGAAGGTTTGCTTAAAAATCATGAGGCTTATGTCCGTGATGCTTTATCAGGTGGTGAAGCAGTCTGGAATACTGCTTTTCACATGCTTCCAGTATTTGATGAAAAACAAGTTCTAAATCCAGTGGGTGATATCAAGAATCAACGAAGCTCACCTATTAATATTGAACAGTTCATGATTAATGTCCGTTTGTTAATGGGCGGTATAGGTCTAGACCCAAGTATGGTAGGGTGGGCTGACATGTTAACTGGTGGTATTGGAGAAGGTGGAGCATTCCATACTTCTGCACAAATCATGCGTAGGTCACAAGACATTCGAACAGCAGCTTCCGAAGGGATTAATCAAATTCTTCACTTGGATTGGGGTTTTGCTTATAACGAACAATTTGAGCCTGAAGATTACCCTTGGCAAGTTGAATATTATTCAAACCAAACTGCAGCAGCTACGGAAGAAATCAACAATGCTCAATCAAGAATGAATACAACATTACTTAAAACACAAGTAATCGCATCATTGAAAGAATCAAATTTAGATGTAGATATTATGGCCTACATTCTTGAGCGCGATACAGGTATGAAATATGAGGAAGCATTAACATTAGCTGAAAGTATTGCTAAGAGCCGTAAATTTCCAGAGGATGAAGAATAATGGCTTTTTTTGAATACGAAACACAGAATAAAACTATAAATAACAGTTTTGGAAACGTTTTAAATCCGTTTAAAGATCGTTTTGCTAAAAATCCTGTCTTATGGTCTGGTCTAACAGTGGATCAAGCTGTTTCCCATTATCAGGAACTTTACGCATTAGGAACACTTTCAGCTGCACATTTTGGAATAGAAATTCAGCCTTACCGTGCAAACAGTAAGATTGCTCAAGCGAATATTCCAATTTTTGATCCTTCAAACAAAGTTGCTTGGTTAGCCAATAATGTAGATGTATCACTACTAGATGCCCAAACCGATGCAGTGCATGTGGGGCATTTTCAACTCAACCATGTAACTGGTAATGCTTCAAATGAGTTGAGCATTTCATTTATTGAGACTAAAGAAGCAGCTATTGCGAATAGTGCTAAAGCTATAAAAGAAATAATGTTTAATAAGGATGGTACTCAGCCGCCACCAATTGAATACTTAATGAGATTAAAAATATATGCTTTTGATAAAGCTGCAAGAAATCAAAACCAATTTGAAATTGAGCATCTAGTTTCACTTCAAGCAGGCAATTTGCCCCTTGATGCCTCTAATAAAGCACATGCCATTGTTACTTTAAATTTCATCAAAATGTTTCCCAACTTAAAATAAGCTATGGAACTCATTGCCTTTATAGATTCACCTACTTGAGAAAATATCCTCAAATTAAAATGAGGATAACTCCGTGAGTGTTAAATCAATTTTCATTCAAACACACGCACCACATCAAAGCCGATTAGTACATGGTTTTGACTCCATGGTGAATAGTGGTGCTTGTTCAATTGGGTTTATTAAGGGTGATTACCGTCAAATTAATGCTTTAGTCACTGAAGATTACACGGAAAATGATTTCTGGCGTGTTGTAAATTTAAAAGGTAAAAAGGGTGGGATAGATGCGTTTGATTCTGTTGCGGTATTAGGCGCTATCGATGACCAGCATGCAGCTGATTTAGCGATACTGCAATTTGGCCGCATGTTTGATGCTAGTGTTACTGATGTTATTGAAACAAATCAATTTGGACTTAAGCGCCATTTATCTTCAAAACAATTTAATTTGACGGGTTCAAAACCGATTCAAAGATGGCAACTAGAACAATTACAAAATGTTGTAGCAGCTGAAAAACCTGAATGGGATGGAATCAATTTAATTTCTCATGAGGGTGATACTTCTAAGTTGTTATTAGATATGCAACGAAATGATGATCACAGCCAATTATTGAGTAAATTTGATGGGTTACCTACACTTTTATCTAGTCTAGGCGTAGAAGAAGCGCTTTACGACTCTATTATCGTTGATTACCAGCATTTAGAGCAGCTGTCTGCAATTTTGCATCACTCTATGGATCAGTTTTCAAAAACTGGCGTCAAAATCGTTAACGTTACGGAAAGTAAGCCCTTTAAGCATAAAAAAGTCCTTCAAATTGCTCTTACTTATGATTTTGATGACGGCCAAAACTTCACAATCCTTTTTCATAAGCCAGATCGATTATCAAAAAAAATTAGTCCAGCAGATTCATTAATTTCATGGAAGATTTTAATGAACAATCGGGATATTACGGCTGCAATTCAGCCTAATCAGGGAGAAGGAATATCAATTCCAGTTCTCGCTGGTCGAATTATGAAGTTGATTAACCAAAATAGTAATCGTTTTAAGCGGTTACAATCTAAAAAAGCAGAAAAGGCCAAGGCTTTAGCAGATGCTGAACTACGTCTCGAGCAAAAACAAAGTCAATTAAATTCTTTAAGTGCAGAAATTTCCAATTTATTAAATGAATTGGATCAGTTGCAAAATACATTGTTAACCAAGCAATCTGAAGAAAATGAAGTAATCATTAAAGAGAATAGTCTCGATAATGAGTTACCAGATAGTATTTCTGATGAAGAAGCCGAACGTTTAAAAGCCGACTTAAAGCGTTTAAATGCTGATCCTGAATGGGCAGGTGAAGATGGTTTACGTTACCAAGCATTCTTTGAACGTATCAATAAGGCTCTAGAGGGGGATTCTGATGCAGTAGTTTGGGCACGTGAATGGATTTCTGATCTAGATGACCAGGCTTTGGCTCAACAGCAAGCAGGATTAGAAGCAAAAAAACTTATTGATGCCGAAAATGAAGCTAAACAAAAAAGAGATGAAGAAGTATTAGCAGCACGTACAGCTGGTATAGCTGAAAACAAAATGATGCAAGCATGGTTAGACACTTTGGAAAATCCTGAAGATTCTAACAACATAGACTTTATGGCTTGGGTTTCAGATCGCCGTGGTGAATTCTTAAAAAACTGGAATGGGGCCGAAGGTTCACCAGAATATTTAACAGCATTTTATGAATATTCAAGAGCATGGGCAGATGAACATTTAGCGGATCGCCTCAGTAATAAAGAGCCAGCCCAAAATTCAGATAATGATGAATCTAAAGAACTCAATGCTCCGACAGAAGTTGAAGGTCTTCAGCCTAGTACGACAAATGATGAAGGTAATCAACTTTACCGTTCAGTAATTGAAGGGCAGGTTAAAGTTAATCTTGAGTTATTAGAGCAAATTCGAGATGAAGCAGAAAAAGACTTAAATGATCCACTTCTTATTCCAGCGGTGACAGAACTCTTGAATCAAGTGCAAAAAATGGAAGCGGAGAATATCTAATGACAACTTTAAATCTAATTTCTATTCAAGATATTGCTAAAAATCCATTAGTTGTAATTGATCAAATGATTAGTTTCTTTAAACCTAAACAGCCCTTTACTGGGCTATTGAAGGGTAGAACTAATAATGTGAAAACAGCCAAAGGACAAAAGATTTCTACTGTATTCGCTTTAGTTGATATTGATCAAGTAATTGCATCTCATACAGCAACTGGTGCGGAAAACCCTAATTATCCGCAAGAATTGCAGCCACGAGATCGTAGTCGTGAATCCTCACAAGCATGGGTACAGAAAACTGCTAATGATTTAGACCCCGAAAGCCTAGGCCGCTCAGGTCGGGCAGACACGGGAGCACCGATAACTGGTGATGATTTAGTTGTTGAATCAGGAAATGGCCGAACAATGGCAATCAAGCTTGCCTATGAGCGCGGTACCGCAGATGAGTATAAACAATGGTTGATTGATGAAGCTGATTACTTTGGCTTTAGCAGTGAGCAGGTCCAAGCAATAGCTCAACCAATCTTGATACGTATTCGTACAACTGAGATTGATAGAGCTCAATTTGCCATAGATGCTAACCAAGATGATAAGTTGTCTTTTACAGCAACTGAACGTGCTAAAGCTGATGCTAAACGTTTAGATGAGAATTTACTGGCTCTTTTTAACCCGAGTGAAGATGGCGATTTATTAGCAGTAAGTAATCAAAAGTTTATTCAAGGTTTTTTAAGTAAATTAGGTGATACAGAAGCTGCCCAGTACACAACGAAAGATAAAAAACCAACACAAGCACTGATAAACAGAATCAAGGCCGCAATTTTTAGTAAAGCGTACAATGATGATCGTCTGCTAGAAATGATGGCTGATCATACAAAACCAGATCTTCAAAATATGCTTAATGCGCTTGGTGTTGCTGCGCCTAAATTTATTGAAGCGCAAGCTATAAGTCGTGGAAATGTTCAAGATATATCAGATCAAATCGTTGATGGAATGGAGCAAGCCATTGATCAACGTGTTGCTAATGCAATTATTGATGCAGCAAATACAATTTTATCTGCAAAGCAAAATGATCAAGATATTGTTGAGTTTGTAAAGCAGCAAGGGCTTTTTGAGGATCTAGGAGAAGGTGTTGCTGAGCTCGCCGTATTTCTCGCCAAGAATAGCCGCAGTTCAAAAAAAATGAGTATGTTATTTAAAGCATTAGCTGAATTTGCAGAGAAACAGGCTTTAGATAGTAGTAATGTAGGCTTGTTTGGTGAACCTGAACCAGTAAGTGTAAAAGATGCTATCCAATATGCACAACAAGTGCTTGGTGATGATTTCATTAGTGTGCAAATGTACGATTCATTATTCTCTAATGCATGTAATTATTTAAAATTAATAGATTATGTATCTAAGGATCCTCTTTTTGTTATTAAATCATTGATTATAAACATTAAAAAATATAAGTTTTAATTTTTAACATTGGTATTAGAACATTTAATTAATCTATTGTTGACTAATAAATGTTCTAATATGTTTTTTGGGAATAATTTAGGAATAAAAAACTATAGAAAAGTAAAAAAATAGTGTATAAAGTTAAGTAAAATATTTTGGAGCCGCTTTATGGCTATAGCTGAAGAATTACATGTTAAAAGTTTAATCCAACCATATTCTAATTCTATTATTCAGGCTATTAAGGAGGCGTGGTCATTGTGGCTGCAAAGTCCTTTTTTTGGAAAATGGAGTTCACGCGGACGTGCCACATTCGTTTGGGAAACTGTAATTAATTTACTCAAAGAAAAATTTATGGGACGTAGTGACGTTTTTATTATAGATAAAGGTGTTACGGTACTTTTTGTAATTCAACAGCAAGTTGTTTTTCGTTTTAAATTGGCAGATAGGACTGGAAGAAGTAAAAACGTTCAAACAGATTCGGCTAAAAGCTTTCATGATCCTGAACTCAATTATAATTTATTAGCTGAAGCTGATATAGCTAGTAATATTCCACGTATTGAAGTTATCTATACTTTAAATAAGTCTGCTACTCAAATCGATAATATCAAAATGATTGCTAGAGATAAAAATTCCGTTGCTTGGAATGTAAGTTTAATTGATAGCCAAACATCATTCGTTGAATTTGACGAAAGCAAAGATACAAGTGACTTTGATACTGTTAAGGATAATCAAACAAAACGTCGTTTCAAAGGGAAATCCACTGGCGGTGGATTTAAAAAAGCAGAAGGTGAATCGTGAGTAATTTGACCTTTAATCCTGAGTTATTAAGGATAGTAAGGCAGTTTAGAGGGTTTGGACAAACAGCTCTTGCTAAAATGGCTTCTTTGTCTCAGGGAACTCTGTCAAAAATTGAAGCAGGATTGTTAGAGCCTAATGAGGAAATGGTTTCAAATCTTGCCAAAGTTTTAAACTTTCCCGTTTCAATATTTTATGAGACCTATAAGCCATTTGGTTTACCGTTAAGTGTTCATCCCATGTACAGGAAGAACTCTTCAATCGGTAAAAGGGCTATTGAACAACTTGAAGCTGAACTTAATATTCGATTATTTAACTCTATGAAGTTAGTTAAAGCTATTGAGTTTGAGGAGGATTTACCACTTCCTTTTTTAAGTTTAGATATATATGAAACTCCTGAAAAAGTTGCTGAATTGCTCAGAAGAACTTGGTTAATTCCTAATGGCCCATTAAAGAATTTAACCGATTATGTTGAGAGGGCAGGGTGTCTCGTATTTCATTGCGATTTCTCTCAAGAAGGTGTGTCTGGTGTAACAATAAAAGTACCTGGTTTAAACCCTTGTATTTTTATTGATAAAAATATGCCCTCAGATAGACAACGTTTCACACTGGCGCATGAGTTAGGTCATGCAATTATGCATAAACTCCCTTCAGAAAATATGGAGGATGAGGCTAACCGTTTTGCAAGTGCTCTTTTGATGCCTTCAAAAGATATTAGACCATATCTTACTGGGAAAATTACTTTAGAAAAGCTCGCTACCTTAAAGTTGGTTTGGAAAGTTTCTATGAATGCTCTTCTTAAAACAGCAGAACGAGAAGGCTTATTAACACCATCCCAGAAAAAGTATCTATGGATACAAATGACTAAGAATGGTTATAGGACTAAGGAACCTGTAGAGTTGGATTTTCCTAAAGAAAAGGCTGTAACTATAGATCAAATTTTTGAATACTATAGAGAAGACTTAGGTTACTCAATTGATGAGTTATCTAATTTATTGCAAACACCAAAAGAAGACATTGATTCACTCTACTCATTAAATATAGTTAAGAAAAAACCAAATATACGAATTTTAGAATAAGATAGGCCCTCCATTAGGAGGGTTTCCTTTTTTAATAAAAAAACTTTTCTTTTTAAAAAAAATAGTCATAATAAATCTATGCTTCCACACTAAGCTTGTCACTCCAACCGTATTACGGAGCGAACATTCCTTAAGTAATGATGTGTACGTATATATGATTTACAACATTAGTGTAGATCTAGATTTTTGGAGTGGTCTAATTTTTATCTACACAGATGGATCGTATAATCATGTCTGATAAGAACTTCGTATTTCCTTCAGGATTGACCAGTCAACGTGCTAGAGCTTTAGCTAAAGAAGCAAAAAAACTAAATGGTACGCAACTTTCATGTGAGCTGGATTTAATATCTAAAAAAGAATGTCAACTCCCATGGCATAAAGCAGTTGCTAAGTTTACTAATGAAGATATCTCAATTCTACATTTGAAAGTAGAAGATATTTTGAAAAAAAACCCATTATTGGGTTATTGTGGATTCTATTCTCCATTAATATTTTCAGATCGTTATTATCAACGTCAATATAGAATGTCTAAAATAGAGTATGAACAGCATTTTATTGAAGGCCGAATTTTAAGTACAGACTGGTTAAAACAAATAGAATATGCTCAGCAGTTTATGTCATATTTTGGAAAAAATAAGAATATAAATAATAATATGTTAGGTTCTTATGGGTTAAAACATATGTGTGAGGATTACTATGGAGAAATATGTGGTCAGCATACTTATATATCTAATGGTGCATTAATCATAGGTGCTATTTTAAATAATTTCAATTTTGAGCAATATAGTGAATATCATATTAACTGTAGTTTTAATATTAGTAAAAAAAGTGAATTTTACCAATGGTATAAAATGTGGAAATATGGCTACAGGCCAAGTCAGTATCTAAAGTTTAAGATATTGGACCAAAAATATAGATCTAATAGCTAAAGCTTTAGTTAAAAAGACATGAATTAAAAAAGTAATCGATAAATCAAGGGAAATCGTTTAACTGTTCGTAAGGTGCTTAACAAATGAAAACCAGCTAACTAGCTGGTTTTCTTAATTTGGGGAGTTCTGGTGGAACATCTTAAAATAATTATATGCCCTTATCCTCTGATAGGTTCATAGGGAAACCTCTTTAAAACTTTACCTAATTCAAGTACCTCATCTTTATGTAAAAAATCCCATAGTTGATTGAATTTCTCCCGAAGTTGTACGACATTTACAGGTGTATGATGTGAAGTGTATTGATGTACTGCAACAGCACCACTTTCCTGAATTGAAATCCAGAAGTTTTTAGGGCCATTTGGAGATTGATACTTTAACTTTTCACCTACTTGTTGAGCAATTTCATAAGCCAGAGGGTTTTCTAATGCTGGATAACGTGATGAAACTCGATCTAAAAGATTTTCAAGCCGTTGTAAAGGATCTGATTCCACTTTTTCAACAACATTGATTGATTCTAAGTATTGTTTAGCTTCTTCAAAATGTATTGATAAAAGTTGGCTGTACTTAGCTATGCCAAAATGTCTGTTATGTCGTACCCACATAGATGCCCGTTGGCTGCGGTTTTTACCAGCACGGCGGTCAACTATCTCATGTAGTGCATGCTGCTGCTCAGGGGTAATCGTAAGACGTTTGTTTATTGCCTGTCCTTTTGTCCAGTAATCCCAAAGCACATCATCACATTCTTGTTGATACATGATGACTGTTTCGCGAAGTTCAGGCCGGACTTTGTTGGCGTGGATTGAGTAAAGCCATGCAGCTAATTTTCGGACAGGTAAGCAAGTCATTAAGCGACTTTTCCCATCATTGGCAACTGTGGTGATTTCCACCATAGTTGCACTGAAACGATCTTTTAATTTAACAAACTGGCTTTTCCAATCTAGCCCCATAGCTTCAACGATAGGTTTCATTGGTGTATAAGGCTGCCCATGATGTTCAATAATCATAAGTTCTGCATCATGAAATGGTACAACTTGTGGTATGTATGATAAATTAGACACATCAATATCCTTTCGTGGTTGTTGATAGAAGCCCTTGCATTTGGTTGGTAGCCTGCAAGGGCTTTGTTGTTTCAGGTTTAGAGCCTGTTGTGAATAACTATATATAGTGTATTTAAATAATGCAATATTAAAATAAATTAAAATATAAAAAGAATGCAATCTTATTGTGTTATGATTAATTATCTTTTTTAGAGAATTGAGATGATTAAGAATAATATTATTGCCTTACGAGATAAGGCCGGCATGACGGCGTATCAGTTAGCGAAACAATGCGGATTTATTTCAAATAACCATGTACTGGGAAAGAAGATAAGTGACGCAGAAAAAGGAAAAAATATCACAATTGAAACGGCTTTTTTAATCTACACTGAACTCAAAAAAGCTGGTGTATGCGAGAAGTTTGAAGATGTCTTTTGGCTTGAATGTGATGATAAAGATATCGAAAACTAAAAATATTTTTTGTAGAGTTGGAACTAACTAATTTTTAAACTTTCATATTTGTAAATAATGGTCCTATTCAATGAGTAGGGCTTTTTTATGTCCAAAGCTTTAGCTTATGCACCAGCTGTAAATACAGCAAAAACTAATTTACCAAGTAATGAATCAGATCCATTCTATGGTTCTATTTCAAAGCACAAATACGCAGAGTTTTCTCTATGTGACAAAGAGGGGAATCCTATTGCTGGCTCGCCAGTGATTAGAGCCTTATTAACGGACGGTGATAAAAGCATTGAGAGCCAATGGCAAACTCCATTTGAGAATAGTAATCCTGAGCTAAAAATGCCTATGCTCATGGCAGGCTTACAATCAGGTCAGCTATCACAAGTCGCTGAACAGATGCAAAGTAATCCTATAGCTCAAGTTTTATCAAAACTTGGGGTTCAAGATGCTATGCAGAGCGTTGAAGGGCGTACCAATCTAACTAAAGTGAATACAACTCAAGTATTCCTATCTACTTCTTCAGTACGGCTCAACCTTTCTATTTTCTTCCTTGCCTTTAGTGATGCGAAAACAGAAGTTGAAGACAGGATCATGCAATTAGAGGCTTGGAGTCTTCCAGTTTCTTTATCTTCTGATTCTACACTTCAGAATGTGGTTAATGACTCAAACTCAACTTTAGAAGGGTTGTTTTCAGGTGTAATCCCACCCTTTGTGTCTCTGACAACTCACGGCAAAACTTATAAACCTTTCATTATTGAAAGTGTTTCTGCACCAATTGTTGCGCCAATTGATGAGAAAGGTAACCGGTTAAGTTTGGCCGTGAATATAAGTTTGATGAGTCGAACTGCATGGGATTCAAAAGACATTTATTCATTGTATGGAGGCAACTAATGATTACTTTTGATCCAGTGTATGTAGGCGATAATACTTTTCAAATGCAAGAATTGAGTTTTGAGCAGTGTCTTAAAATTTCAATCATTGCGCCGAATTTAAATGAAAAAAGACTTACAGCTTTTCTTAAATCAGCTTTAGATAGTGTGTTTGATCCTTTGGTTTTAACTATTCAAGAACGATATTTACTGCTGCTGAAGTATCTTGAAAAACAAAGTAATACTATGTTGGAGGTGAACACAGACTGGTCTAAAGTTTTCCTTCAATCAGAAAATAATTGGAAAACTGAAACTACTCAAAATGGAATTACAGTTAGACAGCTTATTGGAATGGAAGTGGAGTTCTTAGAGGCAAATTGTAAGAATGTCGCTGAATGGATTGCCTGCATGATGGCTTTTCAGTTGAGTTATTCTAATCATGAGCACTTAGCTTTATTGCCGGATAGAACAAATCCTCAATTATTTGAAGAACAATTTAAGCAGCGGCTAGATTTCATTAAGAAAATGCCAGCTAGTGATTTTGATTTGTGTTATCAGGATTTTAATAATTTAAACAATGAGATGTTTACTCATTTACGGTTAAGTGTTGATAACTACGGAATATTAGTAGAAAGAGGTGCAGATGACGCGCCTGCACGATTTCGCACCGCTTCCGTCTTTACAGGAATCATCAAAGAGTTGGACCGATCTTTTGCTTGAGACAGCAAGTAGTATTTCTGAAAACTGTCCAATGCCTTTATCAGATGCGTTGAAAATGCCTTTGAGTTTTGAAAGTACTTATTTCAATTCATCAGCATGGGAAACCCGTAAGAAGTATTTAGAAAATGATATTGAACGTCACAATGCTTTTATAAAAATGGGTCATGAAGTCATTAAAGGTCTTAATGCTTTAGCTAGTAGAAATCGATAAAAATTAATAATTAAAAAGCCTGAATTATTCAGGCTTTTTTTTCGTGCTTTGTATTTGGAACCATACTCCATTTAGAACAATAACACTTGCAAAAATAGCTACAAATGAAATCTGGGGAATAGGTCATGTCTGATCATCAGGCAATTGAAGTCACAGTCACAACTTTTGCTAATAAAACTACCTTCTGGAGTGGTTTAGCAAGCGCATTTGGTTCTTTAACTTCAATTAACTGGTTGAGCTATACAGGTGCAATAGTGGCTGTTGTTGGCCTATTCATAAGTTTCATTTTTCAGTGGAGACGTGACCGCAGAGAACGTAAAGAAAGTGAATTACGTGAAAAAGAAAGCGAATTACGAATCAAAGCTTTAGAAGCTCTAGAGCAAGATAATTTACGAAAGAGGAAAGATGAATGAAGTTAATTGAAAACAATGCTTGGCAGTATCTATCTGTTAAGTTACCCGCCGTAGGTGCATTCATCATGCTAATTTTATTGCCAGCACTACAATGGGGTGTTGATTATGAAGTTATTCCTGAAAAATATCATGCATTTGTTACTGGTACTTTGATGCTTGTTCTGTCATGGATTGGAAAGAAAATTTCTCAACCACGACTTAATGGCCCGCAATTAACAGGCCAGTTAGTAGGGATCAATTCTTTATTGAATATCCCAACACCAACAAAGCCTGATGAATTAGCTTGGATTGCAGAAGCAAAAAAGCATCTTGGCCTTCAAGAAATACCTGGTAAACAGCATAACCCAACTATTTTAAAATGGCTCTCGGAGCTAAAGGCTTGGTGGGCTGACGATGAAACGGCTTGGTGTGGGACCTTCGTTGCACATTGCTTGAAATCAGCTGGAATTGCTTATCCTAAGCATTGGTACCGTGCATTGGATTATGTGAATTATGGTACAAAATTAGCTAAACCCGCTTACGGTTGTGTAGCTATTAAAACTCGAAAGGGTGGTGGGCATGTTTGTTTTGTAGTTGGCCGTGACAAAAAGTCTGGAAAGTTAGTATGCCTTGGAGGCAATCAGTCAAATAAAGTTTGTTATGCACTTTATAATGACTCTGACTTTCAAGAATTCAGATGGTATGGTCGTACAACTCAACCAGCAAGTAAGCGTTATACATTGCCACAATTAAAAGGCGTAACAGCTACTAGGGTTTTGGAAGCCTAATGAAGTTACTGTTACTGAGCTTTCTTTTATGTGGCTGTACGGCCCATACAATAAATAGCAACGTAAACGTATCTATTTGCGTTAAAGCACTTTAAAAAAAGCCCTGAATAGATATTGATATGAAAGTCGACTAAGCAGGGCTATTTTTTTGATTTTTTAATATAGTCATTGTTAATTTTCCTAGTTTCACGGTTTTTTAAATATGTATATATTCTTGCCTTGATATGATAATCAAACCAACTAATCATTTTTTGATCGGTTAGGTCAATTTCTTCATATTCTTCATAATGCTCAAAAGTTTCTAATTGAGAATGTATTTTGAAATTTTGCCAATCAATCACTCCATCTTCCAAAGCCTTTTCAATAACATTTTTAATATGTGAAGTACCATTTTCCATTTTTAATTGTTCAGTATCAAACTTTAATTTACCTTCTAATAGTGAACTTTCTGGATTTTTACTAATAGTAATAAAGGAATTTTCACCATTCTTTGTTATTATTTCAATAAAGTATAAAACATTATTTCCAACTGGAATCCCATTTATAAATTGCCCTTTATGTCTAATAATTAATCCTGTGGAATAATGACTCAAAACTTTATTTATAATTTTTTTGTATCTTAAATTGCTACATACAACGATTCCTTCTGTAGTATCTAAGACTATTTTTTTCTTTATTTTTTTATTATTAATAATATCTGGAAGATTAATAATTCTTTTTACGCCCGCCATATACACGAAATGTGGTTCAAGTTTTTGGTTTAAGGTTTCATAGGGCTTAAGTACAAAAGTTTCATCATAACCATCGATTAATTGAATATAAATATTATGACCAACTCTAATAAATATTTTATTAATTATGACAGGCTTATCTTTTTTATTAACTAAAATGATTGAAGAAATGTATCTTTCAGTGGATGAGAAATCACTACGAAGTGTAAAAGTTGCTGCAATACTATTTCCAGACTTTCTTAAATAATTTCTAGCAGTTACATATAAAGCTAGTAAGGAAATTAATAGTGTAGGAAGAAAATATTCTGGAGTTAGTTTTAAAAAATCTTTTAAATTTATATAATAAATTGGCTCAATACTTGTAAAGTATATTATTGAAAATAGGGTTAAAGAAAAGAATGCTAATAAAAATATTCTATCAATCATCGAGTTCGCCAAAAAAATTTTTAGTATTAAAAACAATCAATCATTTATAGTCAATAACTCATCCCACTGAAAAGGATTTCTACTCAATTTATCTCTACTCATTGACCAATTGCGACCTGGTACATAACATGTACTTATACCAAGTTTTCTCTTCCCGAATTTTGTGTGTACGTTATCTAGTGTTTTCATCAATTGTTCTTTCTTTTCTATAGCTTCAAAATCTGTGAGAAGGTCATAAGTATGGCCAGACTTTGGCTCTAAACATGTCAGCACTACGCCGCACTTCTTATATTTAACTCCTTCTTTGTAGATATCGTTTAACATCTTCGTAGCTGCTTTGACAAAATCTATCGCGCAATCCGTGGGTTCAGAAAACGAACCTGTGATCGATTTGTTGTAGAACGGAACATTGGCATCGAAAGGGTTTGACTGCACAAAAGCAATCATACATCCGCATAGTAACCCTTCATCGCGCAAGCGTTTACATGCATCTTGAGCATACATAGAGATAGCTTCTTTAAGATCCGTTAGTTCAGTTACGCGACCACCGAAAGACCGGCTTGCAACTATTTGCTTTTTTGAGGGTGGGGTGTGCTCAATCTCAATGCATGAGATGCCTTGCAGTTCATAGATAGTACGAGCCATAACAATCGAGAATTTTTTCTGCATCTCGCGCGGCTCAGCACAAGCTAAATCAAGCACCGTATTAATTCCCATACCTTGCAGCTTTTTAGCGTGCTTACGACCCACGCCCCAGACTTCACTCACATCTATTTGAGCAAAGTAATATTCTTTGTTGCATGGATCCATATTGACGAGATCGCAAACACCATTAAAGCCTTGATTCTTCTTAGCTATATGGTTGGAGATCTTTGCCTCCGTCTTGCTGCGACCTATTCCTACGCACACGGGCAAACCAAGCCATTTCCAGATCTTCGCTCGCATATCGTGACCGACTTTTTCTAAATCAAAGTTCTTTTCATAAGCTGTGAAATCTACAAAGCACTCATCAATCGAGTACGGTTCAACTTCTTCTGCAGTTACGTAAGAAGCAAGAATCGTATGAAAGCGCCGTGACATTTCTGCATACATTGCGTAGTTGCTTGAAAGTACGAGCACGTTATGTTGTTGAACAATGTCTTTAATTTGAAAAAGAGGCACACCCATTTTTATATTTAGGGCTTTTGACTCATTGCTACGTGCCACGGCGCACCCATCATTATTGCTGAGCACAATAACAGGCTTATCATTCAAAGATGGATCAAAGACTCTCTCACATGAAACGTACATGTTATTGACGTCAATCAAGAAAAAGACCTTGTTTTCATGTTTCATGATTTTCTTATCATTTTAATGACGCAGGTGACAACGCCCCAAATTATTAATTCCTGTTCTTCAGAAAGATAAATATTTTTATATTCTGGATTTTCTGCTTTGAGCCATTTCCTAGACTCTTCGATCATTAATCGCTTAACAGTAAATTCATTATCGATTAGTGCAACAACAATATCGCCGTGTTTAGCATCTAAACTACGGTCAACAATTAGCTCATCATCAATATCAATGCCAGCGTTAAGCATCGAAAGCGAAGCAACCTTAACAATAAACGTCGCAGTTTCATTTTTGATTAAGTGCTCGTTCATATCGAGCGCTTTATCTACATAATCTTGTGCTGGGCTGGGGAAACCTGCTGAAATCTTTTCAAGAGCGTAGGGGACAAGCATGTGCGTTGATGGTACAACTAGCTTGATAGACATAACTTCATATAAAACAAGACTTTTTTGCAGAAATGGTTTTATCTGGATAATGGATGGTGCAATTTCACTCATATGTTTCCCCTAGCTTGATTTTGTTACATATTCAAGATGATATTCTAGAGATGAGCATAAATTCAAATTTAAAAAGCTGTGGATAAACAAATAGAAGTCAAAAATTGACGTCTGTCATTGAGCATTTGGTCGGAAATTCTTCAGTTCTGATCGAGGTTGAGCGGTGAATTCATCAACTGGCATATCTAGGAAAAAGTCCTTTGCTTCCTCATGTTTACAGTGAAGCCACTCTTCCCTTAATTCAGGTGGAATAACAATAATAGAGCGCTTTTCATCAGTAGGCGCGTGGAATTGCTTCATGAAAGGGTGGTGGTCAGAGTTAATTGTGAGCATGCTCATTGATCTGATTTCTTCGCCGTTTACTACAGCATATTCATAAATACCTGCGATAGTGAAAGGCATATCATCTTTCCGATAAATTCCCCACCATTCTGGCTTGTTATTAATATACTTCGGTTCAAATATCACATCTGCAGGAATTAAACAAAATTGGTTTTTCTTCCATGCATTTTTAAAACTAGGCTTTTCGTGAACTGTTTCAGTTCTTGCGTTATAAGTATTGTGGACCTTTTTAAGATCTTTAACCCATGGAGCGACTAGGCCAAAACGAGCTAATCGCCATTCCATTTGCTCTTTTTTAGAGAATAATAGGGGCGCTTCATAGTTAGGGTATATGTGCGATTTATATTCAAATGTCGGCTCAAACAGATCCAGCAAGTGAATTCTATCTTTTGCAATTGGTTCATAGTTTGAGCACAT